TCATTGTTATCCTCCTATGGATTGGTTGTTGGTTGTTGTTGTTATCCGTATTTGATCTTGCCGAAGCAGCACCACTGTAAGATGCAGTTGGCAACGTCGCTGTCGATGCTGCCAGGGCATCCGTGCCGAACGAATTGGTCTATGCCCTGGAACATTAGACTGTTCCCAGGCTGCCCCGCCGCGAACATCTCTCCGATCGCCTGCTCCATCTTGGCTCGGGTGATCTCAAACGCCTCGTCCGGGGCATAGACATCGACTAGGTCATCGTTCTCCAGCCTCGTTGCCCAGTAAGAAATATCGACGTATCTAAATATAGATCTGAAATCCTCTGCGCTCAGTTCGAATGTCATTGTTATGGTTGTCATTGTTATCCTCCTTGGTTGGTTGTAGTTGAAATAGAATCAAAGTAGGGCTTTCACCCTACGGCATATCAAAGGTCGGTGTAGATCTGTTCGGACTTAGTTATTGGGAATTGATATGGGGAATAGCTTGCCCAGCAGTTTGCATGAAACTCTGCTATAAACATCAGATCGCGTTCGGCTTTTTGTGCCTCTATCTCCCACGGTCGTTCCGCCCAGGGGATGATCACTTTTTCCCTACCCTTGCCCATCCCGATCCTTTTTGGGTCATGATCCCAGTAAGGGTATCTGATGCTGGGGCCTGTGTGCCCTTTTGGTCTCCATGTCTGGTATGTTATACGATGGGTTTTCAGATATCGCGATCCCAGCCGCCCCTCTGCAAATTGCACGGCATGCATCAGTTCATGTGTCAGTGTTTTGAGATTCTGGAACAGGCTTGATTCGGAATGCAGGGATATTGGGAAGTGCTTGCTTTTTGATCCATTGGACTTCTTGGAATCCTTCCAACTTCCGCAGGTTCCAGCAGCGTCTCTACGATCTAATTCAGTCTTGCGCATTTTGACGGTGATCCGCATTGTATTGATCATTCGGGTGCTGGTCAATTTTTCAAGAACCCGGATGATATGCTTTTCAAACAATGGGAAATAATCAGTCCAATCTCTGCCCCGCCCCTTCTGAAAGGTAATTATGAGTCGTCTATGTGTCATCTGTGCTCCCCTCTCTTCGTGATATTGCTCATTACACACCGTCCCAATAGAATCCGATTGACCAATTGTTAAGGGGCTCGGCATGGAATCCGTGCTTTTCAGCTATGTTAAAAATCATGTCTCTGTATTTGGTTAGACCAGTGTACACATAGTCTCCCTGCCCGCTGAACATGTCATATCCAGCACCATCAAAATGAAAGACCATTTCTGCGTTGCATTTTGAATATTGGCTGACCTGATCCCGACCTATCCACAGCCCTGTATCATTGAGGTGGTGAACCTGTCCGCCGCCATCAATTTCCTCGTATCTCTCCTCTTTCAGTGAGTTAAGGTACTCATTCAACTTTGCTGTCAGTTTTTCAAGTCTCTTTGTCATTCTCTTACTCATGTTGGCTCCTTCGCCGTTGTTGTTTGTTTGATAATTAATCATTGGTTATCCTCCTTGGATGGTTGTTGTTGTTGGTTGTTATATAGTTCGACAGTGACTCCTCCTGTGGTACACAGACGGTATTTTGTGACCCCTATAATCTTGCAGTTATGATAAGGTCTTGAACATTGCAATCCGCCCTCGGTTATCTTTCCATCTATAATTTCAGGGGCAATCAAACTCTTGTATGTGTTTGTATAGGTTGCCCCTTCCCTCGTGTAGGTGAAGGTGTATTCCCATTGGATGTAGCAAGTGTCCTTATACACAAGGTTGCCGTGTATGGTTTTAACGTGTTCTCTTCTCATGTTATCCTCCTTGGTTGTAGTTGAAATAGAATCAAAGGGGGAGGGTTAACTCCCCGGGCTGCTAGTCTTGTGATTGCCTGTAGATGCGCTTGATCTCCGACACTGGCAGATCAAACATCTCAGCTACGTCCTCGAATGTGTAGCCACCGAGTATCAGCAGATAGAGTATCTCGTCCTCTTCTAGGGTCAGTATCATTGGGTTATCCTCCTTGGTTGTTGTGTTACTTGAGTTCCTGGCTAGTCCAGCCATTGATGATGATAATTTGCTCCTCGCTGTTCATGCTGGCTACGTCAAAGCCCTGGTCTATGAGGTAGGCTATCGCCCCTTCGTAGGATGAATTGAACGTGTAATCCCATGGGATAGTCTTTGACTTTCCGAACCACTTGTCAGTGATTTTGATGCGGCTTCCTCGGTGATTGGTTGGGCCCAAGTACTTGTATGAGAATACCCGTACGTTGCCGATTGATTTTACTTTCCTGTATTGTTCAGGCATTTTTATCCTCCTGGTTTGGTTGTTGTTGTTGTAAATAGAATCAAAAGGGATCCTCGGATCCCAGGTTGCTAGATGTAAAGGTAGATCAGCAGGTCATTGTGACTCCCCTGTTGTTGTGTCGGTGACGTGCTCTGACTCCGCGCTGGCTTTAAACTCCTCGAAGCAGACCGGTGTCCACCCATCTCTGGCAATTCGGTCAAGATTATATTCGATGTAGTCTTTGTATGCTTCAAGCATGATTGTGTTGATACTCATTGGTTATCCTCCTTGGTTGGTTGTGAAATAGAATCAAAGGGGATCTACGGATCCCGGGGTCTAGATGTAGAGCCAGATCAGCAGGGCGAGTCCTGCCACAGGGACAGAGACCATCTCCAGTTTTGTATCACTGTTCCAGTTGGGAACGAGCACCAGGGCTAGCAGCCCCAGGCCCAGGCATTCAAGGAGCACAAAGAATTCAGTCATTGTGACTCCGAGATGAACACCAATTCGTGACGGTCGCCGGCCAGGTGTGAATTGCAGCACTCGCAGGATGAGTTAGAGAAGCCGAGGCTATCACCCTGTGTCATGTATCCGTGCTCGTTGCACAGTTCGGTGGTGCGCTCTTCTATGTGGCCTATGAGCCTCTCTGATTCCTCTTTATCGTAGTAGTAGTCAAAGGATGAAAGGTCACCGCTTGCATAGGTGTAGCAGTCGGAGCAGGCTTCGATAGTTAGGGTAGTAATCATTGGGTTATCCTCCTATGGATTGGTTTGTTGTTGTGAAATAGAATCAAAGGGGGATCACTTGATCCCGGGGTCTAGATGTAAAGGTAGATCAGCGAACAAGTGACCAGGTTTCGAACACGCCATCCGTTGGACGGGACGGGTGGACATCTTCCAGGTCATCGGGGCGATCGGGATGGATCAGGAATGATCCCTCAGTGCGGTACAGTACGCACCACACCACGCCGCCTATCTCATCGGCTTGAGCCGTCGCCCTGTCAAGATTCATATGCGCCCTGATCTGGTTGCCTTCCGAGTCTACGACAACGTAGACTCGCAGGGTTGTAGGTGATGTTGGTTTTGTCATTGGGTTATCCTCCTATGGATTGTTGTGAAATAGAATCAAAGGGGGATCACTTGATCCCCAAAGTAAAGATCGGATCGGGCTTATTCAGCCGGCCGGAAAGTGTTCCAGGACTGGAGATAAAGGGGACGGCCGCCCGGCAATATGTACAGGCTTCCGGAGTTACTCCAGCAGATACAATAGACCCGGTACAATCGACCGTCGTGTCGAACCTTGTACGGGGTAGTAAGTTTACTACCATACCCGCTAGAGGTCTGTTGAAGCCCTTGTAAATGCCACCACAGCGGCGTGTAAATAAGATGGCTTTCAGTTTCCTTATAGTTCATGTTTGCTCCTGTTGTTGGTTTGTTGTGAAATAGAATCAAAGGGGGATCGAATGATCCCCAAAGTAAAGATCGGATCGGGTAGACTTACCAGGCCCGATCGGGTAGATGATCAGGATCATCATGAAACGATTCACTGTTAGGATTCTCTAGCCAAAAATCGTACCCGCATTTTTCATGATGCTCAGTGAAACACTCATAGGACAGGAGTGCATGATCGTCACGTTGATCATAGACATAGTCCCGGAATGATTCGAGGGCAGTTATTACGCTAGACATGTTCACGTTTGCAGCCCTCAATTGTTGGATCTTCTTTTCAAGGCGACGGAGGTTTTTAACCCCGGCTTCTTGTTCGATGGTCTTGATCCTTAATCGGAGAATGGAATTCTCTTCATCCAATCGGGTGATCTCTTTGAGTAACGCTTGGTCTACTATATGCATTTTTGCTCCTTTGTTGGTTGAAATATAGTTAAAAAGGAGAAGCACAGATAGCCGATAAAGTAGAGTGGCTACCTTTTTATGTGCTCCTCCCACCATATAGGAGGAGGATTCGCCGCGGTTGTTTGGATCTCGGTATCGCTACCATCAATCGGAACATCTCACAATTTCGCTAGATCTGGGGGATAGTCTCCACTCACCACCCGGCGAACACCAGGTTGCACGGTGGGTTTTTCCCTATCCCTACTTGTACACCGGCGACTCCTGTTTAAAGGATCCGTTCACCCGGCGCTATTGTTGATCCAGCGGGTAGCCTGTTCTGTGCTCGCCTACTAGGTAGGCTACGGCTAGGTTGTCACACCCTCCCCGATTGCACGGCTGTATTAATGTCGCTGTTCTGATCTCTCCAAAACACTGATCAAGCCTATGTCGGGGCTTCGATATGGATCAAGCATTCATGTCCCCATGATACAGGTAGCATTTGATCCTCGCAGTGCGGTTCGTCTTGTGCATGGACTCCGCTCGACTAATGCGGCCTTCCCCTCGGGAAGTGTCTCCAGGGATCCTAGGCGGATCTGCCTTGACGTTGTGGGAACGACCCTTTGAAACTATGGTGATGTACCTCCTTTCCGGTTCGGCTTGGTTGCCGCCCTCGGTTTGTGAAATCATTGTAATTCGATTCTCGACATTTACAAACAGGCTGTCTACGATAATCATGACATTGTACCAGAATAGCCCCTAACCACGGGGATGAAAGAAATATCGTTTTTTTTTATTTTGCACGGTTGAACCAGTGGAGCACGTTGGGCAATTGAACATGGGACAGTGGCAGATCTGACGGTAGGCGAGCATGTCCAGCGTCGGAATCAGAACCGAGATCCAGACCTGTTCTGTAGCTGCGAGCAACGGCCCCGTCCCAGGTTCGATTTTTGGCATTAAGAGGAATTTGAAACTCCTCTACTGGGCGAGCGGAGCTGTGCGCGCCGACAGAAATGATCGCATGTGCATGGGGGTTGGGTGGTGCTCCCCCCCCGTGGGGGATGACCATATATGTGTTACCCCCCTAGAGAGGTTTTCAGCTTTTCCAGAGTATCCTGTTTCTTCCATTTGCGCCGTTTTCCCCTTCGATGTATTGCTTTGCTGTCTTTTTTTACGGTTTTTTCCTCCCCCATCATACGGGCAATCTAGCGGTCACTAGAAGATGGCAGTGGATTTCGGGCTGATTTGTGGTTACATTCCTAATTAGAGGGTTTTTCTAGGGGTGTTAACAGAGAAGAACAAGTTCTTCGATGTTTAACCCCGACGAAAAACAGAGGATTTCAACATCTGCCGTCGCATTGAGCGAATTACATTATGTGTCGGCTGTATCGGAGGATTAGAATGTCTGTTGAGCGTTTTGAACGTGACAATTGCTGGCATTGTTCGTTGGATTGTGGACGAATTGCAGAGTTATCAGCTCATGATGAGTGTCCTGAGTTTGTTTCAGGGGACGAATTGCGTAGTGTCAGTACGATTGTTGCTGATCCTCCTTGGTTGGAGCGTGGTGGTGGACGTATACAGAGGGGTGCTGACAGGCATTACAGTCTGTTGGGTGCTGATGCAAGTGTACTGGTGATGCGTGAGTGGCTGAAGGGCTATGAGGTGTCTGAGAACGCCCATATGTACCTGTGGGTGACTAACAACCACCTTGAGGACGGATTGAAGGTGATGCGGGAGGTTGGTTTCCGTTACATCACCAATATTTGCTGGGTTAAGCCTAGTTTTGGTCTTGGGTACTACTTCAGGGGCCAGCATGAGCTGTGTCTGTTTGGTGTACGGGGACGGGGCAGCCAGGTTAAGACTGGAGACAACGGAGTCAGTTCTATTGTCAGGGCATCGAAGAGGAAGCACAGCCAGAAGCCAGATGAGTTCTATGATCTTGTCGAGAGGCGTTCTGCGGGAGGGTATCTCTACATGTTCAGTCGCTCTGAGAGGGTGGGCTGGTACATGGAGGGTGACGAGGTGGGTTTGCTGTGATTGACCTGGATGATTTGATGGAGAGGGCGTACAGTGATCCAGCGGTGCTTCAGTATCTGTATGAGGCGCATTACTATCAGTACGAGAAGGTTGTCAAGAGAATCAAGGATGAGCATTTCGCTCGTCTTTCAAAGGAGGATAAAGATGGAAGGGGTTGATGTTTCGGTCAGGGTCGTGAAAGACCTGGTGGATTTTATATTTCGCAACGAGAGGTACAGGCACAGTCTTATCTCGGCGTTTGTCAGCGTTGGTGATGTTGGGTGGGAGGAGGCGAAGAGGGTGTTTGTTGAGGGCACTGGTGCTTGCTCCTCGGTAGCTGGGGCTGTCAGTTTCTACGGTCGGAGGATTGAGAGGCACGGTGTCGTGCTTCCTTCTGGTGATGAGCTTGGCGTGATGGTTGACGGTGTTCGCCTTGCTCGCCAGGCTGCTGTCATCCGCAGGAGGTATGTCCGTCGTAAGTCCGAGAAGCCGATCGGCGCGGCTGAGGAGTACTACCGCAGAGAGGGGTACTGGTCTCGATGAACTACGAGGTGTGGATCAGGATTGACAGGGAGACCAGGATGATGAGGGGGTGTGTCCTTCACAGCTCCATTGTTCAGGCTCATGAATTTGCTGAGGCTTACTGGGAGGGCAGGGCCTATGAGATAGACTGCAATGGTAAGACCGTGTATGTCAGTCCAGCGGCGGTGGCTATTGTGAATGGTGGTCAGTACGGTTTGTTCAATGTCTAGGTGTGGCAGGTGCGGTTTGTTTGCTGAGTATTCCTCTGACTATCCTGAGAGGTACAGTGGCATGTGCTTGTGGTATCAGTTCAGGCTTGAGGAAGACCAGGTGTGGGAGAGCCGTGAGTGCTCAGACTTTGTTGAGCGGATCCCGGATGTTGATCCGATTGGTCACTTCAGGTACAAGGTGTCCAGGGACAATCTTGGTAGCGCGTACCGAATCTCCACTTCAGCTCGTAGAAGAGCGAATCTCGGTCTGGTCATCTCCGTAGTGGGGATTGTTATTGCGGCTACCAGGTTTGTTCTGTTTCTGTTGGGCGGATAGAAGGGCACGGACACCCGACTGCCCATGCCCTGGGGCTGGTATGCCCTTCGTAGGCTTAATTGGAAAGGGCGAGGTCTTCACCCCGCCCGTTATACTCAACTCTCGGATTTTGTATAATCGTCTGAACCACTCGGAGCAGACACCTTATTATACAGTGGAAAGGTGTGTGGTGTCAAGGTGTTTGCGGTGTGCTATGATGACTTGAAAGGAGAATGACATGGCCAAACCAGACATGACGAAGACGGTGGAAGAGACCTTTGAGAAGAAGGACGAGGGAATAGAGGAGTTGCTCAAGAAGGATCAGCGGCAGCTTTCGGATGCTGAGAGGGAGAGGGTCGGTGATTATCTCCTCAGGGAGGCAGCAGAGTTGGCTATCGATCCTTTGTCCACGTTCGACCCCCAGCGCGTAGCTCCTCAGAAGCGTGGTGAGGAGCCTGCTGAAGAGGTAGGTAAGAAACCTTCCATGGCGGCAGCGGCGCGAACGGCATCTTCTGCGGCAGGCGAGAGGATGCCATCATTGGCGGAACGCACGGCGTCCAAGTCCCTGGACACGCTTACCAGGTTCGGAGAGGAGGTCGCAGACCTTCCTGCGGAAGCCTACCAGGCCAACATTGAGAGGGCTGCGAGTGAGAAGAGGAGGCTGGAGGGGCAGAAGCAAAGGCAGAAGGAGATGTGGAAGGGGCAGATTGAGCGAAGTGTTGAGGGTCAGCGGCAAGCCCCTGGTCAGGCTCCCCGAACCGACACGGAGTGGGAATCTCTCAGGAATATAACTGAGGAGATAGAGAGGCTGGAGCAAAGCAGGAAAGAATCGATGGATCCTGGCGAGGTCTATCATGAGATCCAGAGGCTCAAGGAGAAGAGGCGGAAAATGCCTGGCGGCAGGGAGTATGATCTGAAGGACGCCGACCTCACTGACGAGGGAGCCAGGACGAGCTACGAAGACTACCTGCTGAGGAATTGACATGGATGACAAATACGAAGATATGTCCTATGATGAGTTGATCGAACTTCAGAAAAAAGGGGACAGGCAGGCTGAAGGTGAACTGCTGCTAAGGGAGATGACTGAAGAGGAGCCTCCTCCAAGAATACCCAGGGGTGTCTCTATGGATAATCTTACCAACGAACAGATGGATGAGTTTCTTGAAGGCAAGAGAGGCTATACCCAGGGTAGGGACTATCCGAAAGGGGAAGCAGAGAAGGCGATGAAGGAGGAGGAAGAGTTCCAGGTAGAGGAGGATGTCTCGGCTATCAGAAGAAAGGATGACGATCTTGCCCTCCAGCAGTTCTCCAAGCTCAAGGACGCGGAGCTGTATGCCGACATGGCGGAGCAGTTGTATGGGGCAGGCTTTACTGCAGATGTGGTGGCAGGCATACTTGGCATGGGTGTTGCTGCGGGAGCATCGGCAGGCAAGGAGACAGTAGAGGGAGTCTTTGCAACCGCTGAGAAGATGGTCAAGGATCCGACACTGCCCCGTGAGTTCCTTCCCTATGACAGGGAGCGCATAATGAAGAACCTGCAAGACTACAGGGCGCACTACATGAAGCAGCCTGAGTATGTCGATGTCCCTGGTTCTTTTGTTCGGAAGTCGGCTGACGTTCCTACTGCCACTAGAAAAGCCAAGGCAGCGGAGAACATACTGGTTCGGATGGGTGACGAGGGCGTTGGGGCGAAAGTCGATAGATTTGTTCCAGTTGATGATCAGTGGAGAAGTCTTCCTCAGCCGGTGGAGGAGGTGATATCTTATCCCAATTATGCACCTACCAAACCCGTCTTCTTGCAACAGGCTGAGAGGTCATCAAGGAAAACCCCTATCGAAGGATATGAAGGTATGTCCAGCTACCTGAAGAGAAATGTTCCGAAGTCCACCTTCGGTGAATCGAAGATGGGAACCAGACCGTCAAGGAAGCCGACAGAGGTCAAGGGTGAACTGGAGATCCCAGGTTCCCCGGCAAGATATGAGGGTGTGCTCGGCATGGCCGTTCCAGGCTACGACGCCTACAAGGGAATGGAAGATGCGCAGCGGGGGAAGAGGACTGTCAGGGAGCAGCAGCAGGCTCTCTATGAATCAGCAAGTCCAAAGGTGCAGGAGATGATTGAAGATAAACTTATGGGCCCTGAGAAACCGAAGAGGGAATACTCTACTGACTATCGTTACAAGTAGCCGTATTCTCTGGGGGCCACGGCATGTCATGCCTTTTAGCCCACACCCTGGCGCAGTTCTGGACGCGGTTCCTGCCCTCCAGTCCTGGCTGCTGCCAGTCGTGCGCTATCTCCTTCCAGCTTTCGCCGTCTAGATTCTGCTGGTAGTACAGGAAGCCCCTGGTCAGGTTAAGTACCGGCCATGGAAGCCTTCGCTTTCTGCTGTATCTCAGGGCTGCGCTTCTTGCGCCTTCCAGGCTTGAGTATCCCAGGCGGTCTGCTATCTTGCGCCAAGTTATTCGGGTTCTCTGCCGAAGCAGGTACGCCCTCATTCCTCTCTTCAGGTTCGGATCCATCCATGACGGCTGCGCCACACCACCTCCTGCAGAAATGATAGCAAGTGATCATGGTTTTTGCAAGAGTTAATCTTTGAACTCGCACATTCCCCATCTGACGCAGGTCGGTTCTTCAGATGAAAACATCTCGAACTGCTTTCCTCCGTAGGCTGTCCTGCTCCACTGGACAACCTCGTCGATGCCATCCAGGCGGGGGAAGAAGGACAGTCTTTTGATGCCCGGCTTCTTTGCGCTTGCCAGCCGGTTGACGGTCTCCTCTAGATCCCTGATCAGATCCACCCTGGCATCGTCCAGGTTCTTGACCGCTGACTTCTTTACATACACGCATGGGTAGCAGCCCACCCTTGTCGAGCCGTTCAGGTACAGTCGGTTGGGCACGAGGTTCCATCGGCGGTGTATGTCGATGACCTGATTCTCAGTCCAGGCTATCAGCGGACGCCAGACCCAGCAGTCCCATCCGTCGTTCCACTCCCATTCAGTCATCTGGGATCGACGTGGGGATTCCTCCCGTCGGATGCCGACCAGGTTGACAAATTCAAAGTCAAGGCTGTCGAAATATTTAGATATGGGTTCGATCTTTAATTTCCGCGTACACCACTTGGCCGCCCCGGAAGGGAAGATTGTGTCGTTTATTATGTATCGGATCATGGGACTGTAGCGGCCGATCCTTGCCTCGAAACGCTCGACCTCCTTCTCCATTCCTGGGCGGATCTTGATGTCAGCCTGCAGCCTGGTGATCGGCCCGATGGTCTCCTCCAGTTTGTCCAAGTACTTGTAGGTGTCAGCATGCTCCCACCCAGTGTCCATGAACACGCGGTCGAAGTCGTCCTTCGTGTAGCCTAGTTCGAACAGATGCAGGCACATGGCTGTGCTGTCCTTCCCCCCGCTGACCGATACGATCGGTCGCGCATTAGTCAGTCTCTCGTCAGTCATTGCCGCCCCCCTGAAGGCATGAATTACACCTTCCGCAGGGCACACCGCAGTACGGTTGGTAACAGCTCCATGCCAGGTATTGAATTGGTTCTGGTATCATGACGAGTATTTGTTTCCTGGTCATGTTGATTAGAGGCGCAGCTACTCCGACCCCGTCTTTGATCAATATGTTGAGGGCGTGTATGAAGGTGTCCCTGCAGTCCCAGTAGTGCTCGTCGTCCTCTTTGGTGCATCCTATCCATATCTGGTTGTAGTCTCCACTCTGTGAGGCGTTCAACGCTGCGGCGATAAGCATCAGGTTCCTTCCCCTGACCACCCTGGGCCCTGGCTCACCTATGCCGCTGTCCAGCGGTGAGCTGTTTATTTCCATCTCCTGCAAACGCAGTTTGCATGATCCTGCAAACGCGCTGTATATCTTTCGCACTGCTTCCAGTTCCTCCCGGGCGGCTGGATGGTCGTACTGTATGTGCAGCAGCAAGGGGTCTAGTCCCCTGGTTACAGCCATGACGGTAAGCGCCAGGCTGTCTATTCCACCGCTGCAGAGTATGATCGGTCTCGGCTTCATGACTGCTCCCTCTTCTTTGCAAGCTTGTACTCTGGCACAGACCAGAGCATCTCCTGTATGACATCATCAATTGTCTGACCCCTGATGTTGGCAAGTGTCTCACAGGCGCAGACGAAGTAGTCAACCCTAGGGGTCTGTCCACCCGCCCACCTGTTCAGGGTGCTGTGGCTTGCGCCGCAACGCCTGCAGAAGTCCAGGTAGCTGACACCCAGTCCCTTCAGTATGTCCATTATCCTCTGTCCGAAATTCATTGTTCGCTCCTTATGTATTTTTGCTTTATTGTGTTGAAGTCCCTTGGGAACATGTCTGATTCCAGCATCATCAGCTTCTGCGTCATCAGCCTTGCAGTGTCCTCGAATATAGCCATGCCGCTGCCGTCGAAACTGTGGGCGCGACCGTTTATGCAGATGTCCATCCTCCTGGCTGTGTTTACCCTGCCGACATGGCACAGCACATCATTCCTTGTGCAGAGCTGGGCTAGCCATGGTATTGACGCCAGTTTGAACTCCGTCGATCCTCCGATGAAGATGCCGATTCCCCTGCTGCAGAAGGGTTCCAAGTCCTCCTCCACCATCCCGTCCTGGGCGACGATGAGAAGGGGCAGACCGTCAAGCACGCCTATCCACCTGTCAGCCTGATCCAGCGTGGCGTCCTTGTCGCACAGAACATCGGGTATCACCACCCAGTCAGCTCTCTCCCCGTACCTGTCAACATCCCGCATGAAAGGGTCTGGGTCGAATGGAAGCTCCCTGTTGCCGTAGACAAACGCGCCGTTGTCGATGGCGTACCCCAGGCATTTGTTGACATCAGCACCGTTGGGTCGGAAAGGCGACAGCAGCCACCTCCATGGATACTGACCGAGCCACCTCTCGTTGACCTTGTTGGTGCTTGCCGCCATATACGGAATGATGTGGGTGTAGCGGTCAGTCATCTCAGGAACCATCCCACTGGGCGGTTTTCCTCGACGAACTCACGCCTGTCCAGAGGCTCCTCACCCCTGGAGATGCGCAGCTCATCCCGCCTCTTTGCATTGGCGTCCATAGCCAGGACGTGTTTCAGATAGAAGTTCTCGCCGCCCCTCTCAGCCTTCTTCCTAGACAGGTTCAGCCTCCACTCCGATATGATCGCCTCACTTGGCAATACTGGGTTCGCACTGTCAGTCAACCACCACTTAATCACCTTGGGGCTTTCCGACGCCCAGTCAGTGAACGTCTGGTGGTGCTTCGTGCCCCGCTTTATCCTCTCCCTTCCAGCCTCGCACTCGCAGGCTAGCTGAAATTTATCCGCATCCACATAATCCCCATGTATTGGGCTGTGCTTGCGAACATGCATAGCGCCGAGCCTGAATCCGCCATTGCAGTCTTCGCAGTCCTTGAAGTCCCTCTCCTCCCTCTCCCTGTCTCGGTGGCTGTAGTTATTCTTCATGTATGTGCTGACCTGCGCCAGGGTCGGGAAATAGGTTCCCTCGTAACACGCCATGAACTCCTTGATGCCCTCCCTCAAATGCTCGTTGAGTATCCTCTTTTGAATTTTAACTTCGTTTTCATCGTATAAGTCCTCGAATGCGTAGAACCATGATTCCTCCGCGCCGTTGATCCAACTCAACTGCTTGTCATAGTTGTGAGAAGCCATGAAATTGTAAACGATAAGCCACATGCACTCGCTGATTGTTTCTTGATCTGCCATTACGTTATCCTCTTGTAGATTTTGCGTTTCTTTGGTTGTTGTTTTGGTTGTTCTTCCTGCGGTAAAAGGGTCTGGGGTGGAAGGGCTGACATCTTCTGCGGCTTGCGCTTCCACTCTTCCGCATCCTCCAGTAGCCCACCTGCATTCTTGCTGTTCAGGATTGATTCAATCTTGGTGTTGTTTTCAGTCCACCAGTTGTCGCCAAGAAAGACGTAGTCTATTATCAGCTTGCACTCTTCAACTGTGTGTACCTTCAAGGCGCTTCTTATGGTCTTGACCTGCGCCTTCCTTATTGCCTTGGCTGTCTTCTTGTGACTGTGCCAGTGATTGTAGACCTCGGCTAGAGACTTGCTTATGTGAGCCTCCACCACCCCTTTGCCGACACCGACATTTAATAAATTAATATTTTTATTAATAGATGTACTTGTTCTTTTACTTTTACTGTATAGGGGCTGCTGTGTCGCCGTTTCGCTGGGAGTTGTAGGAGGAGGGTGGTCGGTTTCTGGTACAGAAGTGGTCGGAACCTGGTTGTTTTCTGGTTGTCCTTTGGTTGGAGTTTGCTCTACACCCCCCATATAATCGTGTCCGATTGGTACAACTTTGGTTCTCGTCTTTTTAAAGTACTGGTCGGCGAATTGGTCAACGTCTTTCTGTAGCTGTCTGACCTTGTGCCTTGACCAGCACAGAGCCTTGCTGATCTCCCTCTGTGACGGCTCTCTCCTGAGCAGTATTCTCTGCGTCCACAACCAACTCCAGGCTTCGGATTCCTTCGCTGGTTGTCTGTAGTCATCACGCTCGCTCACGTATTTCATGGGTAGTGGTATCCACATTATTCCTCCAGTATGTAGATGTCTATTGTTGTTCTTGGTTCCTCTTCCTTGGCGCAGTACATCTTCTCTGCGATGAACGTGCAGTTGTGTTTGTCGTCCTCCCAATAGCCAGCATCGTTTATGCTGTCCTTCACAAGCTTGACCAGGTTGTCCAGGTCGGGCTTGGTCTGCTTGGGAATCTCCTCCGACGGATCCTTTTTCCTCTGGAGCCTCTTCGGTCGCCCGTGCCAGAAACGGCACACTATCATTACGGGGCAGTCCAGCTCAAACGGCCAGCCCTCTTCACCTCCTAGATGATCCTGGAAAGCCTCGGCTATCCTTCTCTGCGCCCTCCTTGTCTTAAGGGGGGTGAACGTATGCGTCCTGGTGACCCTGGGTCTTCCCTTCGCCATCGGCTCGCCGTCAATCTTGACACTGTCTATGCAGATCCAGCGCCGACCGTTGATGACGGCTTTGCCATCCTCCATGCTGATGTTCATTCTTCGCCCCTGTACTCGATCTCCCATGCGTCGATGGGTACTTGCTTCTGCGTCACCCGCCTGATGGCTCTGCGGTACGCCATTATTGGTCTGACTGGAGCTGTGGTGTCCTCCAACCAGAACCACATACCGTTTATCTGTTTGATGAAACGGTATCCCTTGATGTCGGTGCATCGCCTGTTCATCGACCTTCGGATCTCGTCCAGGGTTGCTGTACTAGGCTTGTCTGGGTTCTTCTTTTGACCGCCCATCTGGGCAGCCCACTTCTGGAAAAGATGGTGTCCAAGCGTTGTTGTCTTGGTTGTCATTTGTACCTCCTTGCAGGTCTTACATAAACTCTTAGTAAAGGTAAACCAAAATATGTCCGAAGTCAACAAAAGAGTTGCATTTATTCTTACACAATATAATATGTAAGAGCAAAGCAAACCTATAAGGAGGATTTATGGCTGCAAGAACAAAGAAGAATACTTTCAGGGATCTATACAAGATTAACGTGGACGAGTACGTCCTGATGAAAAAGGGCGGCAAGTTCCAGCCCAAGTACATAAGCTGGTGCGACGCCTGGGCACTGCTGAAGCACGACCACCCAGATGCCACTTGGCAAGCGTATGAGAATCCAACGTCTGGCATGCCCTACTTCGTATCGCCAGACGGCTGCGGGGTGATGGTAAAGGTTGGCGTTACGGTCGGCGATGTGGAGATGATATGCTGGCAGCCGATCATGGACGACAGGATGAACGGAAAGAAGGTGCAGGCAGTGACCTCCCGTGACATCTCGGACACCATACAGAGGGCGCTGGTCAAGGCTATTGGCTTGCACGGGCTGGGTCTGGAGCTATGGAGCAAGAATGAAAGGCAGATCCGCAAGCACATGAACAGCGAGCCTAAGCAACCTGTGAAACTGGAATCTGTGCAGCCGCCAAAGATGCTGTCCACCCAGCACCCGTCGTGGGACAAGGACAGGTCTAGGTTCCAGGGGGTTCTGCAGCGGATGAACAAGTGCTACGGCGACCTTGTGGTGTACCTGGAGATGGAAGGAAAACCACGACCAAGCCAGATGGATCAGGAGACACGGAACAAGTGCGTGGAATGGCTGGAAAAAGCGGAGCAGCAGTTCCTGGCGATAAGGAGTTGACATGGCTATTCACTTCATAGATACAGAGACCACGGGTCTGGACGCTTCAGTCCATGAAATAATCGAGATTGCGATTATCACCGACTATGGTGACGGTCGTGTTGAGACATGGTCTTCGCGGGTCAAGCCGAAGCGGATAGAGGATGCCGACCCCATGGCGCTACAGATCAACGGGTACGACTCTGCAAAGGAGAAGTGGGACGATGCGCCGACTTTTGAGGAGGTCTACCAGGATCACTTGTGGAACAAATGGCGCAAGGGCGACATTGTCGTCGGGCACAACATTGCGTTTGACGCCGAGTTCTACCGCGAGGAGTGCAAGAGGATTGACGCTCCTGATACATTTCCGTGGACAAAGATCGATACGGTGACATTGGTGCATGAGCATTTAATGCCTATGGGGCTGAAGTCACTAAGTCTAGACAAAATAAGGACATTTCTGCATTGGAGCAGCAAGGGAGCGCACACTGCTCTGAAAGACGCTGAAGACTGCAGAAGACTTTACTGGTGTCTATTAAGACGCCAGCATGACAACACAATCACAAAAGGAGAAAAAAGTGAGTAGTGAAAATAACCATTGGAGCATGAAAGACAGAGAGGACTGGACTCAGGATGACTGGGATCAGTTCCAAAAAGAAACAAACAACCAGCCAAGGAAAATAACAATGGCAACGTACTGCAAAGAAGTCGAAGAGGCGGTGGAAAGCGTACTGCCTGCGATCACACTTGAGTGGGTGGAGGCAGAGGCTAAAAAAGCCGAAGCTCATCCAGACTGGGATTTGAATGTCGGAAGGTGCATGCAGCTACTCTTCAGGGTGATGATGCAGCAGAACAAACATGAGGTCATTGTGACTGACTTCATGTATATGGTTGATAAGTACGCCATTGGCGTAACCCTCCATGACGTGCCCTGCGATCTTGATCAGGCGTATGCGGTTGCTGGATACATCCGCCACCCTGTTAAGAAAGTAGAACTCGATCCCCTGCCGTTCTGATGTTCGAGGTGTACATAGCAAGGAGGGAGGGCAAGACCCTGACCCCGCAGACCAAGGTCAGGGTCGAGTACCCCTCGATTGAGGAGGCTCTCAAAAGCGCGGGGAGGCTCATAGCTGGGCTTACGGGAAACAAGATCCGTGCCCGCAACGCCACCCTTCGCGGCTTCCATCCCGCCGACTGCATCATCGTCGAGGATCCAGACATGGATCTGGTCGCGGTGATTCCAGGCGGCGCGTTGGTGGCAGAGGACGGGTCGGTCAGGGACGTGGTGACAGTGGCTACGACGATACACCACGGAGAGGCTTAGAAACTCCTGGGGTTGATCTCGATCTCATGGAGTTCGACTGGCTCCCTGTCGTCGTATCCCCACTCCTCCACATTCCTGGCGTTGGGATCGTCTATCAGCAATTTGGTTTCTGGGTTGAGGTCTATGTTGACCTTCAGCCCAGTGACCGCCGTGACGGGGACTTCACGTACCCAGGAGTCGTTGACTATCCTGCAGAACTGCGCTTTGAACAACCGCTCGATGCTGCCGACCGTGTGCCACGGGCACAGGAAAGACTGCGCCCACCAGGCGGGGCAGAGCTTTGCCAACAGTTCAACGCTGGACTGATAGATAGCCTGGCAGGCTTGGCGGTTGTACAAGGGCAACCGGTGCTCGATGAAGGCAGCCAGTTCGATCAGGTCTGCCGCCGTATCTGATTCCAAGGCAAGCACCAAGCTGAACAGTACGGCATGCTGCACGTTAGGAACCCTCGGCGTCACCAGGTCACCCTTAGTCCAGTCGGGCGACACAGCCTTCGCGTAGTACTCCATCCCCCTTTTCCTGCCCATGCTTGCGGCGTCCATTATCCTCTTGGTCACCAGCTCACGGCAGATGTGCCTGTACCTCTGGCAGGCCTGGTGCATCGGTTCGACGATCTGTTCTGGTGTAAGCCTGTCCACTATCAGACGGGAGAGCGTGTCCGCCCATATGACAATGCCCTCCTGCACCATGTCACCAAGGGTGGGTGCTTTCTTCGGCAGTTTGAATCCTTCTAGCCTCCAGATACGACCGTTGCGCCCCAGGAAAACCCACTTGTGTTTGCAGCAGACGAACACGTCGTGCGTTGTCAGCCCGATCTGCAGGGGCCCGCACAGCACCAGTGGCAGGTACATCCTACGTCCAGAGACCTTTCTGTGGTATAGTCCGCATCTCATTCCCCAGCTAGACTGCCTTTCGGAATGTATCATTCCTTCGCTGTATCTTTTGTATACCGTAATATGGTTCTCTTTCCAACGGGCATCAGTGTCTTTTGCAATGGGCATTTGTAATCTCCTAGACCATGTATCGTTTCGGGGGTAATATATGTTTTGGGGGTGTACATTTTGACGCGCAAGGAGTTTTGGTTTCGCTGGCCGTTGGTACTGTCTTTTTCAAGATTGACAGCTCCAGACTTTTGTTCGGGCATTGGATACTCCTACTACTCATACCGGCAACTTGCCAGGTATGGAAGGCTTCCAACCAAGGAAACCATAGAGACCTGGTTGCGTGGTCTCAATATACCGTTATCTATATTTTACGGCGAACTCGACATCATGTCTGATTATTTGGAGAGAAAATGGCAGAATACTCAGAGGCTGCAAAGAAACTGCTATCAGTCTGCACCCGACTACAGAACATGTTCAAAGGCTCCAGATACTATGAGACAGTACAGACCGAGGCTGCTGACGGGGTCATTTTCCGCTGGGAGTATCGGTATGGAAAATTTGAATGGTACGACACGGAACGGGGATGGCAGAAAGCGGTGAACCCGCGAGACCCGTCGATGATGGCTCGCCTGATCACGGTCGTTCCGTACCTGCACAGGGCGGCGGTTGAAAAAAAGGGGGCTGTGGCAGACGCACTTGATGCGGCTGCGTCGGCAGGAGAGGAGTACCTGCAGGAGTGGTCAGGAATTAATCGTGATTTCCATGAAGAGGAAACTTCGGATTATGAAGCACTTGCCAGCGGCGTCAACGAACTGTAGCGGATAGGCGTCGAGCTTGCGCTTTGTCACGTCAATGATGAACCTGTCCAGTCTTTTCTGGTCGTTGAAATAAATCTTTTTCTCACCGCTTCCGTACACCAGGGCTACTTCGGCGTAGTACTTGGGCTGGGGTGGGTTTGGTGATGACTTTGGTTTTGATGAACTGGATCCTGCTCTTGCCATTGTGCCCTCCAGGCTAATAGACTATGATGTAAGCATATCATAATGCAGGAGCACTCAAATGGCAATTGACGAAAGATTAGACCTCCAGACATTCAAGGGGCAGAGAACGGCTGTGCAGGACTTGTTCATCAAGTTTCTCGGCGCGGAGATAGACTCAGACACGGTTCGCGGCGCGACGACGCTGATCAGGGAGGCGAGGATGATACTGCAGGCGGAGATGACAACCATCCCGAAGGAAAACCCCGCCATGAAAAAGAAGATAACTGAGAGCATCACCCCCAACGGGCCGTTCCCCAGGCTTATCAAGCCTCTATGATCATACCTCCAGAACATCCCGACTTCTGGAACCCCGCTGCTTTTCTGCCGATGCTGCAGATCAGAACAAAGTCCAAAGGTCTGCAACCGTTCAGACTATGGGATCACCAGATGATCCTTGCTGCAGCGGTGCAGGCTGCATACGCACAGCAGAAGTGGTTGGTGCATATCAAGCCACGCCAGGAAGGCTCGTCTACGTTTTTTACTGGTGTTGCATTCCAACACGCGGCGTTCCGTACTGGATGCCAGGTCGCCATCATAGGTCACAAGAAAAAGAACGCAAAATCCCTGGCTGAGATTGCTAACCGCTTCTACAAGTCGTGCCCTGCCAGCATACGCCCTCGCCGTCATGGAAAGCTGCAGAGGACTTTGGAGTTCCCTGACATCGACAGCAAACTCGACGTAGCCTCGGTGCAGGATGACGAGCCTCTCCGTGGTGAGACCGTCCAGGTAGTGCTAGGCACTGAGCTGTCTTCGTGGCAGGAGGAGGGTGGCGACGAGGTGTGGGCATCCGTGCTGAACGCAGTGCCAGAAGACGGCGGTTTCTTCGTGGCGGAATCTACACCCAAGCACCACGGTGATCAACTCCACATGCTGTGCATGGCAAGCGAAAGACCAGACAGCAAGTGGATGAAGGTGTTCATACCCTGGACAATGATAGCTGAGTACAGCAAGCCTGTTCCCCCGAAGTGGAAGCCCTCTAAGGTCATCCAGGAATACTGGGACGAGTACCCGATGATAACCCCTGGTCAGGCTTACTGGATGCAGGTCAGCGGTCTGCAGAAGTGCAACAGGAACATCGAGAAGTTCAAGCAGGAGTATCCGATCAACGAGTACGACTGCTGGGCAATGACTGGCGATGCCGTCTATGACCAGTCTATTCTCAGGCGATGGCTGCAGGATCTGGACGGAGGCACTGGTCTCGGCATCGAGACCGACCCCTGGGTGCAGTTCCAGGAGCCTGATCCAAAGGACAAGTACATCATCTTCGTTGACCCCGCTTCATCCTGGTCGGAGAGAGACCACTACGGAGTGGTCATCCTCAACATCAGCACGTGCGAGCAGGCTGCAGAATACCTGGGGCATATGAGCGCCTATCAGATGGCGCAGAAACTTGGCGAGTGGGGAAGGCGGTACAACGAGGCGATGATCTATGTGGAGGCGAACGGTGTTGGCGAAAGTGTTCTATCTCATCTTGTGGACAACCCTAATATTAGCTATAGGCGTGTTTTTCATCGTACTCCAAGCAGGCATAGCCGTTCTCGCTCTCGCACCCCAGGTTGGTGGAGCAGCGTGAAGACCAAGCGCGAAGCCGAGGGGTACATGCAGCAGCTCATCGAGGATGAATCCGTCACCATACACAGTTCCAGGAGCCTGCGTCAGTTGCTGACATACCGTGGGCAGTGGGCTGAGAGGTCGAGGGATGCCAGCGGCGGTCACTACGATCTCGCTACGGCGTGGGCTGGAGCGTCCTGGGCGTACATGAATCACCGAGGATCCAGTTGGAAGCAGAAGAAGAAAGACCCAAAAATATTGGCGGCAGAGGCGTTTCGTCGGTTACAATCTCGAATAGATGGTCTGGCAAGTCAGCCCAAGAATACTCCATGGGGAAGTCACTTATGACTGAGGACAAGAAGAACGAGTTTGCCAAGAAGGCGGCGAGGCTGATGTCTCACATCAATCATGCGGAGGAGCACTACAGAAAGCATGTTGCTGTGGAGGATGCTCGCAACCTCGCATATTGGAGGGGCCAGTTCTGGGAGGGTGACGGAACGAGTCCTTTTCCAGAGCTTAGCAATTACAACGCGGAGCAGAATGAGGTTTTTCCCATCATCGACACCATCATTTCTGCCCTCGCATTGGATTTGCCCCAGTGCGAAGTCTTGGATGCGCGTCAGCGATCATACGAAATTCCACAAAGAAGCGAGGATATAACCTTCTCAGGGCGGCGCATAGCTGCGGTTCTGAATTGGATGGCTGAAAAAGATGACATGGATGAGATGTCAAGGGAGGCAGTTCTCCACGCGATGCTCTTTTCCTCTGGAGCCATCCGCAAGATCACCTGGTCTAGGGAGCTGGGGCGTGTGATATGGCGGCTGAAGATGCCGTGGGAGGTTCAGTTTGACTCTGTGGCTCGGCGCATCAGCGACATTTCATGGGCTTCGGAGAGGTTCATCCTTCATGAATCACAGGTCAGGGCGAGGGTCGAGGACGGTTCGTACACACTTAGCGGCAACAGGGTCATCAAGCCCGACACCTATCCCAGGAGCCTGATCGAGGACTACCAGTCAAACGACCAGGAGCAGGAGATACGCCGCAAGGGAATGAAGGAATATGTGACGATGCATGAGTACTGGGACTTCCGTGAGAAGAAGCTGTACCACATCCACATGGGAACCAAGCAGATAGTGATGGAGACCGCCGCGCCCTACGGCAATCCATACGATCAACTGTGCTTCCACCCTGGTGTGGGACGCATTCGAGGCATCCCTGATGCTACCCTGATAGCCCCTCTGCAGCAGGACATCAATGAACTGGTCAGTGCCAGGAGAGAGATAGTCCGACGCCTGCCCCGCCGTATGTTTTACGACAAGGCGATGTTCCCTTCGGAGGAAGATGCCAGTCGCTTCATGAAAAGCGCAACCTGGGAGCCAGTACCTGTCGAGACCGACGGTCAGTCGCTTGTGGGTGACATGATCTTCGTGACCCCTGAGATGCCCACCACCTTCGACTTCAACAACCATCTTGGACAGGCTTCGGCGCACATCAAGAACATTGCGGGAATGGCTGACTTCCAGCGTGGCGAGGTCAAGAACATCCGTACAGCGGCGGAAGCCAATATGATTCAGATGTCGATACAGGGCAGGATGCAGGTGCGCACCAGGCTGCTGGTCAAGTTTATCCAGAGAGGTTTCGACAAGGCAGCGGAGATCACCCGCTGGTGTCTGGCGAATCCAGATGCTTCAGGAATAGACCTGGCTATGCTGGCTATGCAGACGCAGCTCGACGCCACACCAGAACTTCTGGCCAGGGACTTCCTTGAGAACATGCCGAAGTTCCGAGTGCTTCCGTTCAGTCCGCTGATGGAGGACAAGGTTGTCAGGAGACAGCAACTCGTGGATCTTCTCGGGTCACTCGCACAGACACCTTCAGGAGAGGAGGTGGACTGGAGGGAGATAACCAAGGAACTAGTAGAAATGTTCAACATTCGCCCCTCTATTATGAAGGAAGAGGCTGAACAGGACGAGCCACAACCAGAACAGATGCCGCCGATGGCAGGCATACCATTCCCAGGAGCATAAGATGCCTAACTACTACGGAAACGACGACAACCCCCACAAGAAGTCCAAGAAGGAATCCATATCGATCATCCTGCTTGGAGCACCAGACCGCATGAAGGGTGACGACAACTACGACATGCCTCCCGAGGATTATGCGATGAGCATGATGGACGAGGAGGATAAGCAGGCTATGGACGAAGGGGATATGTCGGAGATGCCCGAACTTCCTGTCAAGGAGATCATGGCTGCGCTGTCCGACTTCGACATACCCGAGGAGTTGCTGTCCAACATCGAGATGCACCTGAAGGGCGAGGGCTGCTGATGCCTCTCTACTACTACGCCTGCACCAGTTGCGACCTGGTCACCGAGCACCTCGTCGAGGTTGAGGAACAGGAGAAGCCGCAGATATGCGGTTGCGGAGGGCTGTCCAACTACCTGCCGCAGCTACTCAGGTTTCGGCATGTGGGCCCCGTGTTCGCCGACTTGCTGGAGATTGAGGACAAACTCCTCACGAACAAGCAGAAGAAGGCGGGGATGAGGATCCGCGACGGTCGCGATGTCAAGAAGTGGGAGAGGGACAACAAGCTGACAGTCTGCACCGAGCAGGAGATGAAGGATGGCAGGGAGCACAGCCTTGACATTGCGGCAAAGCAGAAGAAGGTGCTTGCTGAAGGAGGCAATGATGCGTGGGCTGCGGAAGTGGATCGTATGGACATCACGTCCGCCACTGGATGGAGTGACGATCAGTACCGCCGCTGGAAGACGATGACAGAAACAAAACAGAAAGAGGTTATGGAAAATGGCGATACCGAGTGAAGATGAAATGGCGGCGATGGATCTGCCGGAACTTGAGGCGCTGCTTTCGCAGAAACAGCAGGAACTATCAACAGCAATAGAGGAGTTTGAAATGCAGCCTGAAACAGAACAGATTGAAGAACAACCAGTCGAGGAACAAATGGATGCGCCCGCACCGCCTGTCGAGATGGACGAGTTCGGCATGGGAATGACGCCTGAGCTGGTGCAGTCAGCCACAGCCAAACTGGTGGAGGCAGGCATGCTGGATGCGGCTACCTCTGAAATTACGCCAGAGCTGATCGCCAAGATGCAGGAGATCGCCGACCAGATTGATCCAGGCTTGTACGACTTATCTCAACCCGACCAATTAGAGGAGTTTATCAATGGAATTAACAACGGAACAATCGAACTTGCCCCAGCAGGAGCAGCCCCAGCAGGACAGCCAGCCGAGCCTCTCCTTCCGGGAGGAGCCGCAGGAGGTCTCGGAGGAGCAATCCCCGCAGGTCTCGGAGGAGAGCCAGCCCCAATCATCTGACGATCCTGCAGTAGAGGATCTGCAGCAGCAGGCGGAGGCTCTTGATGCGGCGCAGCCAGAGGCTGTAATAGATGATCAGCCAGAAGCCTTTACATTTGAGAGCTTCGACGACATAGATGTCGCCTCGATTCCAGATGACGCACGGCGCTATGTGGAGCCTATACTGAGCCATGTCAAGGGCATGCAGGACAACCTGGAGGCTGAACGCCTTGCCTATGAGGACATGACCACACAGTATTCCACGTTAATCAACAATCTTGACGAGGCAGCGAGAGGCAATCTGGAGCCGATTATACAGGAGTATCAGACGGTTCATGGTGCTTTCACACAGGTTTCCACAGAAAATGTCTCGATGGCTCACAAGTTATTTGAATTGGAGTACTCTGAGTACGAGAGTCAGAGCGATGACGTGAAGAGTGCCTTTAACAAGGCATTGACGCACCCGTCGTTCAATGATCGCTTCGAGGGAGAAAATCTCTATGAGAAAATGGTTGACGCATACAAGATCACTGTGTACCGGAAAGGAGGAATCCAGCCCGGTCAGAAACAGCAGGCTCAACAGCAGCCTGTTGCGGAGGTTGCTCCTGTTCGTAAACCTGATCCCAACGCGGCGAAACAGGCTCTGGTATCAGGCGGGGAAATGGCCCCAAATATGCCGACGCTTAACCTTCAAGAGATGTCATATGACGACATTCTCGCGAGGGGAGAGCATCTTCTTGATCTGTAATTTAAATAAAGGAAATTAAAATGGGCTTACTAGAATATGCCAACTTTACCGTACCTGATGTTGTAAAGAAGTCGATACCTTCTTTCTACTCGAAGGATCCGCTTCTTGAAGCCCTGCGCTCCAAGAACAGAGTCGTTCGATCAGGTGGAACCAACGTCCGCATACCGCGTATCAAAAGCGGTCACTCAGACATCACCCAGCTTGACGGAACCAATCTTGAGATTCCACTCGCCAAGAAAGAGACCTTCGATTTCGCTTACGGCGACTGGGCACGTGTTGTCAAGCCGATCATCCTGCCTCACATCGACAGGGATCGCATGCAGTCGAATGCCGATAAAAAGCGCTGGGTCAATGACACGACCGCTGCCGTTCTGCAGTCATTCCACAACAGTGTTTCACGCCAGCTCTATGTAGGTGATGTAGCGACGTTGACTGGACTGGGAACACTTAACGGTGGTAAGACTGGTTTGTCTTCTAGTGGTTTTGAAAATGGAGCCTTGCAATTTGAGACCCCGACTGCACAGGCTGCGGCAGGTGTCACATACATGAACCTCACCCGTGTCGAGGATACGACCAACGACGAGGACAACTGGTACAACCAGTTCGAGGCTCACACTGGATTTGGAACTGATTATATGGAGGTTGCTGAAAGATTGAAGATCACCGCCGACAGCTATGCTGATGACAGTGAGGGCATCTCTCTTGGTGTCACCTCTATCACCAACCATGTAGCCATCGGGGATGCGATCAGGACATACGGAACGATGAGCGGTCTGATGTACCGCCCTGAAGACCTTGACGCTGGCAAGGCGCACAAGACCGTGCATGTCATCAACGGTGTGAAGTACTTCTCCAACCGTTTCATGACCGACGCCCGCATCGCTGCCGCTGGTAACACTGGTGACGCTGACTTCGTATATCTTCTGAACCCTAACGGCATCCAGTATTGGGTCAATGCTAACAACGACTTCCGCGTTACCAAGTTCACTGATCATACTATGCATGGGAACATGGATGCTGATATCGCATACGTCTTCCTGGAAGTTCAGTTCGCCGTCAATAACCCACTCATCCAAGCATGTTCTTGTGACGTGCCATAATTAGGAGTTGAAATGAGTAATGTAATTAAAGCAAATCCCTTGTACTCTGGTGCAGACCAACCAGCAGTCATTGGAAAAATCTATGAAGAGTTGTTCACTGATAGTAGTGGAAATACAACCACACGATATATCAGATGTTTCAAAGCGTCTGGTGCTATTGCGGCTGGTGATGTGCTTGGTTGTGCTGCTGCCAATGTTAATGAGATGTATAGCACTGGGTTGGCTGTAAAGTCACCTGCTGCTGGTCTGGAAATTGGCAAAGTCTATGGCGTAGCTATAGCGGCTGTAGCTACAGGCGAATACGGATTTTGTGTTTGTCGCGGGGTTATTGAAAGTGTTTCTGCTAATAGTGGTGTGTCAGAGGGCGATTTGCTGGCTACCCATTCCACTACTGGAATGGTGACTAACCTGACGATTGCTGCTGGGCTATCTTCTCAGATTTTAGGCTATTCGATGAGTGCTACATCTAGTGCTAGCGTCACAGCATATATTAGTTTGATCTAATGTTCGGAACTCTTGCGGATATTCGCAATGAGTTGAGAGTTCGTCTGGGTCTTCCCGATAGGGGAGACTCAGGCGATACTCGCCTTAATACAATTATCAATATGGCACTCAGACAGATGTGGTCTGAAATGCCAAAAGCCCTGTTGTCTCAAGAGATGAGATTCATGTTGGAGAAGCCGACATCGACAGGGTTCAGGAACCCAGGCGCGACGGTGGCTAACACCAGGACTTCAACCGTGCTGTTCGACGGTTCCACTGACAACAGGGTGCTCTACCAGTATCCCGTGTATGTAACAGCCTCCACCACTGCGGACTACGCCTCCGACACCCTGTGGCCGACAGACGGCACGTTGAAGGGAAGGACAGTTGAAATACTGGTGGACGGCACATACTACTACAGAAGAATTCAGGACGTGTACAATTCGGTGAGGATCAGTTCGACCACACTGACGAACGCCGACGGTACGACGACCACCTACACCACCTACAACCAGTACCTTGTGCTGGATCATCCGCTGGACATCACCGCCAACACCAGCACGGGGTACGACTACAGGATCTTCACAGCCGAGTACCCGTACCCCGCCTCGGTGCAGCAGATAGTCGATGTGATCATTGACCCTGACAGCAACCCGCATCCCTTGGCGAATTCTGCCTGGCAGGCAGACCTTACGACATACAGATCCACTATTGGTTTCCGTGCCAACGGCAAGCCTGAGCTGTACTGCAGGGGAGACTTCTTTCAACTCGAATCTCCCAACTACGCCCCGAAGGTCACAGTCCCTCCGACAGACAAGTCGGACAAGTGGGGCTTTGATTCCTCGGCTGGTGAGCTTAACACGGAGACCAACGGTTCCGCCACCACCAATGCAGGGCCTGCTGGAAAGTTCCAGTACATCGTCATGCATGTATGGGGTCGCCGTTCGTTCTATGACTTGACGTACAAGTCGATAAGCACGACACACCTGCCGCCGTTCTACCAGTCTGCACCCTCCAAGGAGAGCGCCGTGGTGGAGACCAAGTGGGGCAGTGCCGCAATCATCATAACGACTCCGAACATAGACTACGTCTACGGATACGGTGAGAACCCCGCAAAGCTGTCGCACCACCACTTCGGCTATGAGAAGTTTATTTTCAGGAAGCGTATTGCTGTGGAGGAGATCACGACGTTCTCCGGCATCACAGGCCCTAGTACAATAGTCCAGGAGATTGAGTCCGACAGCGTGTACTATTTATGGAAGGTGATACCGGGACACCAGACCAAGGTCACCGACAACGGTAGCGAGGATCCTGTTGACAGGAGGTTCTCCCTTGAGGCTTTCAACGGTCATTTCCACATACGCTTCGACCGTCAGCCCACCGAAGAGACACCAGTGCTGCTGAGAACCTTTGCACGCCCTCCCCTGCTGCGGTACGACACAGACACACCCAGGGTTCCCCCGGACTGCTATGACGCCCTCTACGCTCTCGCAGCGTCCTATCTCGTTGGTGACAGGGACGGTGAGCCAGCCAGGAAGTCACTGTACTTCCAGGAGTACCAGGTGCATCTGAAGAGGCTTCGCCAGACATACAACGTCGCGGGACACCATGTCGGCAGTTTCGGCAACGGTATATCTGGCAGAGGAGCGCGGTATTCTCCACGGAGAAACAAAACCATAACCGAGATAACGTAATGCCGTCATGGAAGGACTACAGGGGTCAGTCAGTAGGGCTGGCTCGGATCATGAGCGAGACCCCGTTCAGTGACGGAATGACTGCGCAGCTCATCCGTAACTGGGTGGTCGATGAGCGTGGCTATCTTGACAGTACGCACCGCATCATGTCGCTCATTCCGTATGAATGGAACGGAGGTCTCCCACCGAAAGCCTTCGAGGAGGACACCCTGGGGAACACCAAGAGGTCTGGCGTCCTTGCCATGGCGTACAACGAGATAGACGGTGAACGCCCAGAGATACTCTTCCTGACCGCCGACGGTGTGTTCAGGTATGCTCCTTGGACAAGACCCACCGTCCCCCAGACCACGAACACCGCGAACCTGGGACTGGAGCAGCAGTACTTCTACGATTCTTCCAACACAGCTACCACTATTTCCCCTCAATCTTCCCCTAAATACCCACCCCAGATGGAAATATATGGGAATAGAATATATTTCAGCTTCTGCGACGGTGGCGGTCTCTGGGTGTGGGATGGATATAAGATTCGTCCATTCGGATACACCCAGAGACCATCTTCCCCTTTGGCTGACGGCCCTCAGAGAACGGGAACCGATGTGACAGACACCAACCTGGGTGGGTTCAGTCACCGAGGCAGGATAGGAACCACCGAGGCGGATTTCTCCACTTACCAGGTGACTGGTGGGACGGTCTCTGGCGGTGTTGATACGTCGGAGTACAGGTACTCGGTGCTCTACGAGAACACCGACGGCGCGTACAGCGAGAGGTCTCTCGACGGCCCCAAGGTTAGGATAGAGTTTGAGGTGGCAGGGCCTGAGGAACCGGTGGAGAGGCTGATGAAGAAGTTCAGGCTCCACCAGATACCGATTGGCCAGCCTGGAACCATAGCCAGGGTTCTGCTACGCACATACAACCTCCTTCGCCTGCCGACAGGAAGCAGGGGAGAGTACAGGTTCCTCCACAGGATACCGAACAATGAGGCAACCGAATACATCGACGACATCCCTGACGGGGAGCTGGGGAATGAATGGAAGGACAGGGCGTCTGTACCGCTTGGTTCGTTCTTCATCAGAAGTTTTTCAGGATCCCTCTGGCTGTTGAGGAACGATGCCTACCCGTACAGGGTCTGGTGGAGCGAGCAGGAAACGTCGGGGCCGATACCCGAGAGCTTCATGGAGGGTCACTGGATGGACGTGTTTCCAAGCACTGGCCCCATAACCGCTTCGGTGATAGCCAACATCAGTGATGCTCAGAAGCCCTTCCTGATCGTCTTCAAGGATAGCGCCACCCACTACATCACGGGAAAGTACGGTGAGTGGCAGGTGGGCACTCTGCATGAGAAGGCAGGCTGCGCAGGGCCCAACCTTGTCCAGACACTTCCGGATTCCAGCGTGGTCTGGTACGGCGGTGGAACTTTCTGGAGACTCACCAACAACGGCATCGTATCGGATATAGGCGCTAAGATAAGGCATAGGATGAGCAAGATCAACACAAAGAGGTCGCGGTACGGTGTGTCCTGGGTGGACACCGAGTACAGGGAGGGGGTCTTCGCCCTGCCGATGGATGACAGCTTGCAGCCTAATGTGCAGTTCATATATGACTACGAGAACCAGGGATGGAGGATAAGGGATGACATGGTCATAGATGCTGTGCTCCCCCTGCCGGAGGTCAACGCCACCCTTATGGCTGCGGTGACCAAGTACTCCACCGTCCCTAGCCAGTGGAGTGTTCCGGTATCCACGCTGACGGGTAACGTGTTTGTGTACCACAGAATGTACCCGCAGTTCCCTGTACCAGAGCGAACATCGGAGTATGTGAGTGGCTGGCTGTCCCTTTCAGGCACTGGCCCGAAGATGCACTCAGCTCACCACGCGACACAGTTGGTGTTGACGGCGATGGAGCGTTCGAACGGTAACGCGAGCATATCCGTCTATGACGACTGGGATCTTGACACCGCAGTAGGATCCCCCATATCAATATCCAGTTCCCACCCAGAGGATGATGCCGTTCCTTTTTTCGGCGCGGCGACACTAAACTCCACATACAACTACAGGACACAGAGGGTGTTCGGCGAGAAGTTGGGCATCGATCTCGCCAGCCAGTCAGTGCAGGCTATAAAAGTAAGCACGACAGAGCCTTTGGCATTATACAATATAGATGTGTGGGGAGTGTTCCTGGCTGGGGCTGGATCCCGTACCCCAACCAATGATCCATAGGAGGCTCAGTGATATATCTTCCGAAGGGAATAAAGAACGGTGAGGTGGTGGATCCTGAGAAGATATCCAGGGACTATGTCGAGGCGAACCGCATAGCCTCCGAGACCACGCAGTACCAGTGGCGTGAGGACGAGTTCGACGACATAACCAAGTTCGACGACACGGTGTGCAAGGTACACTATGCCTCGACCGTCGCGAAGATGAACGTGACCATCGGCAACGAGCCTATACTGATCAGCACAACCCCGTTAAGCGTACCGAACACGTCTGGCGGAACCAGTTCAATGACAAGGGACACCAACCTGTTCGGCGTACCATTGAACAGGGGCTTCTTTGACATAGACGGTTCCAGTGTGTCCTGGACTAGCAGCTTTCCAGAACTGGTTCACATCACCTTCAGCTACCAGTACATGAGGCGACACATATCCGCTTATTCCAGGGTTTCTGGTGTCGGCGACGCGGAACCTGGTGACGCAAAGTACAGCAAGTACAACAAGCTGAGGCTGCAGACCGCCATCGACATAGACGGCTATCAGATCATCGGATCAGGCCCAGGTGGTGTCAACCTTGAGGAGTCATACCGTGGTCTTGGTTTTGCGGGTCGCAGCCTGGTGACCTCCGTCAACGTGGTGCAGTTGATACCGGCTGGCGTACACACCGTCAAGGCGGTTGCGGGTCTGCTCCCTCTGCAAAGGGAGAAGGACAATTCTGGTAACCCGACCAGGTTCCAGCAGATGTTTGCCAATGGACTCGTGCCGTCAGCCAGCGGCGACGCCTGGGGAACCAATGTCTGCATCGGAAACCGCAACCTTATAGTAGCCAGGTATGGCCGCGGCAAACTTCTGAGGACGTAATGAGCATCACCACACCAAAATCATCGGATCAGATAACCGTCGGCAGCATAGAGACAATGCATGACCAGACCCGTGCCATGGTCAACGATCTCGCGCCTACCAACATCGGCAGGTCGTCCATCAACACTGACCATCTTGGTTCTGCAACGCTGGTTCAGGCTGCTGGCTCGACACACGATCTGGAGGATAATATCAGTGCGGAGGTCAGTTCATACGGCGGAAGCAACTATGGGCTGGCGTACCCAAGCCATGCAGCACTCCTTGCGGAGATCACAAGCTGGGATGATGTCGCAACCGCCACCATCAGTGCAACCACCATCAGGAACGGCAGCCCGATGATCATCAACTTCAGCAGCAATGTCGCCAAGTTCCTGGACTCCTCCTCTGCGGAGGTCGTGACAACGGAGAAGTTCATGGTGTGGTTCGCAATCTTGATCGAAAGAACCAGCATTCTTACTGGGTCGTCTACCAACATCGCCATAGAGGAGGCTTTGGTGGGCGTCCACCTTCAGGAGAGCATAGTGTATCTAAATGACTCCTCCGCCGATGAAAATAGGATAGGCGGCATTAATCACGCCGTGAGCTATACGGCTATGCATGAGACATCGGGGTCGAACACCTACAGCACCATAAAGCTCAAGGCTGCCGTATGCCCCTGTGATTCAACCCTTGTCGGCGGCGCATCGAACAAGAAGGTTAAACTTGAGAGTTCATATCTAAACTTTATCATCTTGGAACCAGGGAGTTGACATGGCAGACATTCCACCCATCACTGGCGTATTTTCCAGCGGCGGCGTAGTAGATGCCGAGACACTGTACAAGGAAAGCCTGTACAGCCCCACGGACTCACCGAACAACCTGTCATCCATAACCTTTGAGATACTGAACGGCGGTCTGACATCGGACAACTTCGTCGGCACAGGAAACTCCCTCAAGGCTCACCAGATCGAGATGGGCGCGATGGCGCAGGGCTACTACTTCGGCTTCAACAGGACTGACTTTATCTATGGAGAGGTTTTCGGCAGCAGCACTGAAACCGCAAGCGGCATCCTGCGATCCAATGATCGGATCATCCACAGTTCTCTGTCGTGCAACGTGTTCATTCCGTGGGACACCAAGGCGATCATGTACGGATACCAGGCTATGTTCGCCCAGGACTCCACATACTACAAGGACTATAACGACGGATCAACAACAGCGAACCGCATCGAGTTCTACGACCTTGAGATGCAGATAGGCAACAACCTGGATCCTGTCGCTAGTTCAACCTCCGCAACCAACCCCTCCCTGCAAATGCACCAGACCCTTCCCCACAACAGGCTCGCCACGGATGTCGGCGGCACGGTTACATATAGCAGCGATGAATACAGTCCCATTGCCGACGAGGGGAGTTTCAGGTACGTTTCGAAGACGGGTATGATAAGTTCTACAGTAAGCAAGGGGTATCTCCAGGTGATAGTTACCGTTGGTGCATTCATCATAAATAACGACCCCAGGAAATCTAAGATAAAAACCCCAAGTGGAAGCATTTGGATCATGGCTTTGAGGTGACAGTATGATAGGAACAACCGCAGCATTAGGTACGTTAGCAGCTACTACGGCTCCTAAATTATTAGGTACAGCGTTAACAGGTAAAGCAGCAGGCAAGGTTGCACAGGTAGCCAGTTCAGCCACCAAGGGCTTGGTAAAGCCCGCACTGGTATACGCCCCCAGCAAACTGGAAAGGGATTACAAGCAAAGAACCCTGGCGGAGGCAGCCAGACTGGCTAATGCGAGGAGCGGACTGACCTACGGGCAGGAGCAGAGAGCCTTGGCTGCTGGTGCTGGACAGGTGCAGTCTGCGGTGGAGCAGCAGGGTGCGCAGCTACAACGCGGCGGTGACGTTCAGGCGGGGCAGAGCGGCGTGGCGCAGCAGGCTCAGAGGCAGCTTACGCAGGATGCCATTGCCGGTCGAGGACAGGTGGCGTCCACTGTCAGGGATGCCGGGATCAAAGAACTCGCCAGGAGGCAGGCGGCAATGAAGCAAGATCAGCTCAGGCTGGTGCAGATGGAGAGGACGCGTCGTGAGAAGGCACTGGGCGTACACACTCCCGAGCCTCTTTCGGCAGACATAGCGGCGGGGCAGGCTACCAGGAAATTACCCGCTGACCTAGAAAAACAACTGCTGGCTTTTTACTCAGCCACACCAACAGGAGCATAGGATGTCAAGCATAATACTACCATGGGAGAGGGGTGCAGCATACGATGAGGGTGCTCGGACACCATTGGGTCAGATGTCCCCGCAGGAGCTGGAAGAGGCAAGGCAGTACTACACCGACCAGATCATGAAGATGGAGGAGGGGATCCTCCGATACCAGGTTGAGACAATCGAGCAGTACGGGACTGTCAGGTCTGCGATGGAGCAGCAGAGAACCGCTATCGCTCAGGCTATTATACAGGCGGAAGGCAGAATTAGCGCAGCAAGGATCGAAGGCGCGGCGGAGGTCAAGGCTGCCCAGTACGTCGTTGATCTGCGCATGATAGATGAGAACATTAACGGCTCGAAACATACACAGGACAGGCTTTGGAATGAACTCACAAAAGAAACCAGTGAGTCCTGGGTCGGTTCAGACACTCAGGCATCGGCGGCAAAGGTGTGGGCAGGTGACGGAAACTATCAGACCTGGCTGGATTCGTACCAGCAGGGCGCATTTTTCCGAGGGCATGTCAAAAAAGCCAATAAGAATATGGATGGCTTAGACCCTCTTAATAAGGTCGTTTATGCAAACAACGCAAACAACCTTATGATGGGAAGGATAGGCTCTGACATCGAAACCTATAACAGGGAAATAGACGCAAAACTTGCCAAGCAATTGAAAGCTGGAGAGATAACCCATGAGCAACTTGTGGAGAATGGCGCGAGGATGAGGGTTCCCCAGGAGGAGATCCTTCGTTTGCAACAGAAGGTTCCAGGTTTGGTGTCTGTGTCGGCTGAGGATCGAGCGACCGCTGAAGACAAGATAGCGGCGAATCAGATGAGGCTGGATGAGATCAGGAAAGATCCAGCGACCTCCGGCTATCTTTCCTATGACCTCCTCGGTGAGGCGATGGCTCCGACGGACTACGACTCCTTCATCAAAGACCTGTCAAAGGCTCCAGTGCCTGAGCGAGCCAAGAAGAGGATCGAGGAACTTGAGGCGTCCAGGGCTGCGCTAGGCGGAACCGATGCCTACGGCAAACTTTACAATCAGTTTATGATGGGCGGACGGGGTGACTACATCACCCAGCTACTTGGTTTCAACAGCAGCGACGACGCCTTCCGGTCACTCATAGGCAACCCCAACGCCCAGAGCCACATCGCCGACATATACAGCCAGAGGGCCTACCATGCAGGCGCTACCATTGGCGACGAGCGTTTGGAGGGTCTGGAGCCTGGGATAGAGAAAGCCAGGGCGGCACTGGCAGAAAAGCTCGGCATGAAGACCACCGACCCGAACGATCTGAGGTTGAGGCTTAAAGCCTTCAGAACCGAGGCTCCTCCTCTGCCGCAACCTACCGCAGTAACAGGAGCAGCCCCCGCAGCCGCACAGGATGGCACAGTCAATATGACATCGGCTGACTTAATGAAGGCTCTGGAGCAGGCAAGCCAGTCTGGCTATGAGCAGGGTATCGAGGTCGGCAGTCAGGCGGAGCAGACCGCCGTCGCCGCTGGAAAGGAGCAGGCGGCGAAGATAAAGGGGGAGACCCCGCCGACCGCCAAAGAACTCCTGGAAGGGGGGACAGCCGGGGACAAGCTGTCTGCGGAGCAACAAAAACTTCTTGACCTTTACAACGCATCCCCTCCTGCAATGCAGGAAGCCCTGCGCCCGATGCTGGAGGATCAGGGGCTACTGCATGTTGCTGGAGTAAGAAGCAGTTTCAACGTGTCGGACGCCAAGACTCCTCCAAAAACTAGAGAAAGCAGTTTCTCGACGCCAGCCACTGGCAAGGCTCCTCCCAAGCATATACCTCCAGACATAAGAGATACTCCAGAGCACAAAGCCGACATGAAGCGTCGGCAGGAGTCATATCAAGAATACGAAGAAGCCAGAGAAAGGTTTGAATCTTTGCCAGAATGGCAGCAGAAGAAGGTGGCTCAACTTGGCGACACCTATAAGAAAAGGATGCAGGTGTATGATGACAAAGGCGGCCAGGAGATGTTCAAGAAACCTGACCCCACCCCGAGATACTCTTCCCCCCAAGCCGAGGAGCAGGAGAGAAGAATAAGGGAGCAGAACCCTTCCCTGCTTAGAGACCCTGTGAGATGGGGGGAGAAACAAGCGACTGACCTTATAGACTTGGCAGGGCTTGGTGGCACAACCGACACCTCGACCACGATACCAAAAGCAAAGGACACCAGGAACACCGATCTTGCTGCAAAGCTGAACGGGAAGATCAACAACACGGCACTGGATAAACTGGTGAAGGAAGGAAAAGTTACGAAAGAACAGGCAGCAAGTATTTACCAATCTCTGGAGTAGCATAGTTATGGCGACACCCAAGCCAAAGACATATGAGGAATACCGGGCCGAGCAGGTAGCACTGCGGAAGGCTACGGACATCTATGTGCCTGATGAACCCAAGCCTGATCAACGCACCGAACTACTCGAAACGGAGATGCAGAAACTTGACAGACCCGTCCTGCAGACGGAGCCTGTGCAGCCCTTTGGAACCAGGGCGGGAATGGAACCCGTCCCCGCAGGTACAGCCCCGAAGCCTCATGCCATCTATGATCCAATCACCAACACTCACCGTGCAGACCCCGTTTACAGCAAGCAGGACAAGAAGCTGATGAGGGACTACAACAGCAGCCCTGAACTGGTTTACGATGCGATGACATCTGAGCTGTATCCTGGTTCCCCTCAGATGGAGGCTATGGAGACAGTGTCACCAGAGCGGCTGGAGGAGGAGATGCTCAATGAGGATCTTGGCTGGCTGCATTATGGGTTCTCAACATTCCAGCTACCAGAAAGCATATTGTGGACTGGTGCTGCATATGTGGCGCAGGCTCTTCCCCCTCCTGATACATATGCGGGTGATCTGGCGAGCGATGTGTTTGCCGGAACCTGGAACATGATGTCTCAGTTGGGTGCTCTTGAAGGAGAGCAGCCCACGCTGCTTGGTGATTTAAGTCGCGACGATGAGCAGCTAAAAGCCAAGGAAGAATACGACCAGAAACTACACGAAGTAGGCAAAAAGATATACGAGTCCCTGTCCACTGGCAAGGTCTACGAGGAGGGGGCCTGGGGTAGCACCTACGATGAGACCACCATGGTCGGTGACGCGCTGACGCCGTTCGGATTGGACACGGGCATTGAGCTTCCGATGGCTCGCGGCAAGGACATCATAGACACCTTGATCAGCAAGGAGGATGCGCGTGGACTGGTGGTCGCTGCTGAAAAGGTGGGAAGTAAAAGGGATGCCGCAGTGTACAAGATCCTCACCACCGATTCAGGACGGGAATGGCTGGGGCTGGCTGCGGAGATTGCGATTGATCCTCTTTGGTTTCTCGGGCCCGCCAAAGGTGGCCAGGTAATTAGGATCGGAGGCAAGGCGTTAACAATAGGGCCGGACGCAGCCAAGGCGGTCAATGCTGTCAACAGGGCTGGCAAGACCGTCCCAGAAAGCCAGAGGATTGTTGTCGGCGCACTGAGGGGCAACGCGGATGACCTGGAGAGGATGACCGAGGCTGCTGCTGTGCATGAGGCAAAGGAGGCAAGGTTCGCAGAACGTGTCATCGAGACTCAGAAGGCACTCGACAATCCAGAGCAGGCTTTGCAGAAGGCGCGGGGCGACATCCAGGGAACCATTGAAAACCTTGAGCGCAGTTCCGCCCGACGTGCAACTGTTGCGGATGTGACCCCTGCCATGGTGACCAGGTACGGAACCCAGGAGAAGGCGCTTGCGGCACTGAAGGCGCAGAATGCGAAGAACGTGCAGGAAGCCAGGGCTATCAAGGAGACAGTAGAGGTACAGCAGGGCAAGTTGTCTGCCATGACCACCGCACAAGACGCTGAGAAGTACCTGAAGAACGTAATGAGACAGCAGACTGCTGCTGCAGGATACCACAGGCGGTCTGCAGCCCAGATCAACAGGCTTCTTGAGGCGGGGTACGACGGCTCGAAGACACTGAGCACCGCAGGGGTGGTAAGGCTGCATGTACCCTTCACCAGCAGGACGTACAACCCCATTCAACGGACGTTCAGGATGAACGCTGTAGCGGGCGACACCCTGGCATCCATCTCTGCGCGAACTGGCATCAACGCCGACGACCTGGCGCGGCTCAACAAGATGACCGAGGCGCAGCTATCTGCACGGATCACAAGTGGAGAGCGCATAGTAGTCGGGATCGGTGGAGGTGGCTTGAAGGGGCTTGTGCCTGACTTCGTTCTTGCGCAGGGCGACAGACTGTTGGATCCCTTGAGAGCGCCAAACATCAGGGATATAAAACTCAAGATGGAGGTGTCCCCGAACACCGTCACCCAGGGCGAGAAGCTGGCGTACCTTTTGAGCGAGGCAGGCGGTGTCGGGAAGGTTCCCCTAAACATCATGGACGGACTGGCTACGCTTGTCGGAACCAGGTGGTACGCACCTATGATAGCGAAGAGGCAGATGGATGCAGGCATGCAATACTTCCGTGGGCGTGGGGTGGAGTCGGGCGTCATAGACAAGATGCTGGGGCATGGCGACAAGTCGATGATCAGGCTGATGAACACCGCCCCCGACATATGGGAGGCGTACCAGTCAGCCCTTACCCGCAGGCTAACCGACATCAACGTCGCCCGAGATAATATGGTGGCAGCCTTGGAGAGGATCTCCGTCAAGGCTAATGACATAGCCAACGAGCGTCTTGCTAAGGGTGGAAGATACGCGGGAACGACTGGGCAGATTGTGATGGACGAAGCGGTGGGATACCTGGAGAAGGGTATGCTGCATCGGTTCCCTGCGGAACTGAACGAACTGTATGAGGATCTGGTGAAGCTGCAGGAGGCAGTAGCCGCAGCCACGGGCAAGTCTGAAGAGCAGGTTCGCCAGGCCCTGCAGAACATGGCACGGTTCTTCGCAGGTGACGTGGAGAAGTACCGTGAGCTGACCGAAGAAGTGAATACTCTCAAGGATGAGATAGCCGAAATAGCCATCGAGACCATATACCGCCTGCAGGACAGGTTGGACGAGGTAGGGAAAGGTAAGGTTCCTTTGGAGAAGGGGATCGATGAACTCCGCAAGATCAGGGATGACATCAAGAGGACACACAGCAGCCTGCCTGTCGAGGCGGACTACCCGTTTGGCAAGCCTGGCGACCCTGTGGTAATACCACTGGTTACTGATCCGATGCCGAAGGCAAAACCAACAACTTCTCCCTCCCGCACCGCCAGGGAAGAGTTGGTGGAGGAGCACAAGAGGATGAGGGCGGAGGTTATACCCTCGACAAAAGGCACGGACAAGGAACTGTTAAAAAGCATCAAGAACTACACGAAACTGATTGCAGACATAGAGAAGCAGGAGGCGGTGATAGAGGCGGTCATTAAGAGGTTCAGGTCGAAGGTTCCTGGAGACCTCACCCCCATGGTTGAGAGGCAGCCGTATCTCAGGGAGTTGAACGCCTCCCTTGAAAGCCTCAGAACCAAGCGCGGGGAACTGGAGGATCTTCTCAGGAAGCAGGAGATTGAACGTCCCAGGATCAAGGTGGATGACAAGAGGGCTGCTGGGCCGTATGCCAGGGGTCTGCAGAACTGGGAGATGTCCCTGTGGGAGGACTTCCAGGATCTTGTGGTTGCCCACAAGGCACAAGGTTTCACGGACGAGCATATGATGATGGCTGTCATGAGGACGATGACGGCGAAGGCGGAGGATGTCAAGGAACTGTCCAAAAGGTTTACAGGTACAGAGGAATTGGGCGCGAGAAGGCTCCCGCCGAAACAGATAGCGGCAGCCGACAATCAAAGGCTTGCGAAGCTGGAACTTGAGAAGGAGATGCTTCTGAACGAGCGGGCGGATCTTCCCTCCGATGCCAGAAGGGCTAAGACCATCGACAGGCGGGTGGGCAAGATAGACGAGGACATATTCAAGATAGAGGCGAAGGAGGATGTGGCGGTCGTTGATGACGTGGCTGAGAGGGCGATATACCCCACTGTCATGACCGAGCGTTTCGTCGAAGCCCCGGATGACATAACGCCCCTGGTTGATGAGTTCCAGAAGATGTTCGACAGCTACAAGAAGCGATACCTTGAGGCGGGGATGCAGTTCGTCAAGGAGCCGATTGATCTGATGAAGGACTTCGGAGTTGTCGATTACGTCCCACACCTTCGGTACGATCACGGCAAGGATGTCAGCAGGTTCGTCAACACGGGTGACGCCAGGGCAGAATCACTGATCACAGGCAACACCGATCAGGAACTGACCAGGCATCTTTCCATGAACGCCGCGAAGCTCAGGTCTCTGCAGGGGACGATAGAGGAGATCAACACCATGGTAAAGCCAGGTGCTACTCCAACAAACTGGGAGTTCACGATGCACCCAGCCCTGCTGCATGCCAGGATGATGAACAGCTCCAGAGGTCTGGCGTCGCATGAGATGTTCCTGACGTTTCTTCGAACGGGCGTGATACGCGGCTTCGATGATGCCGAGGCAGCCCGCCGTGCAGGGTTCGTTCCCGTGATGGAGAGGAACAGCTACGGACTGCAGATGCAGATGCTGATGGACGGCAACCTCACCATGGCTGACGGAACCAGGGTCTCCGCCGCAAAGGTGGAGGAGATGCTGATGGCTTTGATTGACGGCAACCCCGACATCCAGCCGCTGGTCAGTTGGGCAAGGGACATCTCCGAGTTCAACAACATGGTGAACGTGGAGAAGGCGGTCGGCGTGATCAACGCCCTGCAGTTGGAAGCCAAGGCGGTTCCAGGAAACACCTGGCTTGCCCAGTTCCTTGTTGACGGTGATGTGCTGGACATCGGTGAAAGGTTCACCTCCATCAGGAACACCAAGCACACTGAGCATCTGGACAATCTGAGGATCAAGAGGGACGAGCTTGCTGCGAAGCCTCGCTTGACGGACAGGCAGAGGGCGGAGATAGACAGGCTGGATGAACTTCTTGATCCATCCTCCCCAGCCTATGAGGTTAACTACAGGCGGATCTCCAACAGTTCCTGGAAGGACGTGGAGAAGGAAGTCAACAGCATCATCAGCAACGTCAACAATGCGACAAAGAGCATACCAGAGAGGGCGGTGTACGAAACTCTTCTGAACAGAGTCAAGATGTCACCTTTGCAGCCCCTGTCCTCCAAGAACCTGATGATGTACTTCGATCCAGATGCTGTCTCCGTCACGAAGATGTACGTCCCCGAGCAGGTTCAGGAGAGCCTTCGGATGCTGACATCCAGGACAGCGGTGCGGGAGGGCGGAGCCATCGGTAAGATATGGAACACGGCGAGGAGGTTGAACAACTGGTGGAAGACCTTGGTGACTGTAATGTCTCCGATGTTCCATGTACGGAACGAGATGGGCAACAACATCTCCAACATGCTTGATGTCGGTGTCGGAGGCGTACTTAACCTGGACACGAACATCAAGTCGGCGTATCTCAGTTGGCTGATGGATCACTATTCCAGGTACGGCAGCCTGGAGAAGGCTCGCAGGGCACTCGCCGCACCGAGGAAGGCTGGTGAGAGTGCGGCGGACTTTGCCTACCGTAAGAGCAGTGCAGCTACCCTTTCCAAGCTGTCACCCGACCTGGACAAGGGCATAGACCTCGGCGACGGTCTGATCAGGTCGTGGGACGAAGCCATAGAGCTGATGGTTGACAACGGTGTCATGAGCGGGAACGCCAACTACAGGCTGGACATCGACAGGGCGTCGGACTTTTTCATGGAGCGAGCGCATGGTCTCAGCATGGCGGAGGCAGAGGGGAAGATCGGTCGCAAGTTTCTAAGAGGATGGGGCAAGGTGGAGGACTGGGGTGCTGTGTCGCTGTCCACCCTGGCGTCTGGCGGGATTCCGATGGCTATGACCAAGGGGATGGGGACTTCCTTGGCAACGAGGCTGGAGAACCGGTCACGCGCAGTCAACTTCATTGCCAATCTGAAGCGTGGAAGGTCTGTTGCTGAATCAGCGGAGCATGTGAAGAGGTTCTTGTTCGACTACAACGACCTGACCCCCAGGCAGAAGGACTACATGCGGTTGTTGATGCCGTTTTTCACATGGACTCAGAAGAATTTCCTGCTGCAGATAGAAATGATGAAGAAGAACCCTATGTTCTACTCTAATTTCGACCGCCTGTTCTACGGTACGCTCCCAATGGTGGCTGCGCACATCGAACAGGAGGAGATCAGGCAGGAACTGGGCCCTGATGCCCCTGAGTTCACCGTTTCACACAAAGCAATGCAGCACAGGACGCTGGAAAGGGTGCAGTACTACCCAGAATATAAGATGTACCGTGTCAGGGTGCCGGGCAGCGTCATCGGGCTGCCCTCTGGGTTCGACCTTGAGGGTTTCGGCCTGCCGCAGGAGAGCTTCGCCGAGTACATGCACAAACTACAGTCGATGGGGACTTCCAGACCTGGTGAAGGCGTCATTGAAGATCATTTTGAGTCGGCATTGGCATCTACCCACTGGGTGGCGCGAGCGTTCTACTCTATCGGCTCTGGCAGAGACCCGTTTTACAAGGAGAACCTGGACGAGCTGAAGATGCGGGAGGCGAACAACGTCGCCAACGCCCTGCACACGCTGGACGGACTTGGGCCGTCGTTTGACCCTATGGCCAACGCTATCAGGGACACGTTCGACGTTGTCGCTATTGCAAACCCCAGGAAGGAGAGCGAGACCTTCTACTACTTCGGTGACTCGGCTTTCTCCGAGATGGGGCTAGCCTTGAAGTATATCCCCAACCCGTTCGAGAGGGCGATGAGGGAGGGGGCTTTGGTGCAGGACGCATTTCTAAAGTCTCTGCAAACCAGGGAGGCGAAGATGGATACGACAGTGATCCCCGAAAGACTGCCTTTCTATTTGCGCCTCCTTAATGCTACGATGGGTATCAAGATCAAGCAGCAGGCGTCTACGGATTATCTCCAGAGCATGCATGAACAGGACATGAAAAATGTGATGTTCGATCAGACGGATGGACTGGGCTTGACAGAAAATGGTAAAGTAAAAAAATAACAGGAGGCTGAAATGGCTTATTCATCAACCGTAACTAAAACAAAGATCAACAACGTGGACTACGTCTACGACATAACGGAGACCATGGGGAGTACTACTGCTGGAACAGGCACAGACTTCTCCATTGATGTCACAACTTCCGGGCGGATACTGCGGTACACCTGTTCTGCTTCTGCAGGAACAGTTGATCCCTGCGTTTCGGTAGGTGACAATCCTTATGACTCCACTGCCGGGGTGAGGCAGGACGTTGATCTTGTACTGGAGAACGCCACTGCCGCCGCCGTCGTTGACCTTCAGCCCTCTGGCTATGTACTGTTCTACGCCACTGGAAAGAAGCTCTACATCAACAACGTGTGCTCCAATACGACAGCCACGGTAACAACCAGAATATTTGTACGCGACACTTGGGGGCTATAATGGCATCTTTATCACGACCATCGGCAGGGACAGCCTCCGTAACAGAACTCACCGTCGTTGACGGGGCAGCAATAGACAGCACAACCCTTGTGGTTGACGATGACAACGACAAGGTCGGGATCGGGGTGGCATCCCCGAAAACCAAGCTCACTGTCGAGGGAACGATCACGCTCAAGGAGCAGGCTGATGCTGATGCTGACACAGCAGCCTACGGGCAGATCTGGGTCAACACGGCAACCCCGAACGAACTGTACTTCACCACCGATGCGGGCGACGACATCGCGCTCACCTCCGGAACAAGCACGGTCGGCGGGATCTCATTCGCCAACGACGGCGACAACCGGGTGGTGACCGGCGACGGATCCGGCGGGATCAACGGCGAAGCCAACCTCAGCTTCGACGGCAGCACCCTTGCCGTGACAGGTGCTCTTACCATCACAGCCGACGCCCTAACGACCGCTCATGTCATGGAGGTCTCGGCTGACGCATTGACCGCCGGCAGCATCCTCAAGCTGGTGTCGGACAGCAGCAGTACCACAGCCAGGTCTCTGATCGACATCACCAACGACAATGCAGCCGCCACAGGTGCGACGCCATTGATGATCAGGAACGACGCGGCTGGTGGAGGTGGCATTCTTGTCGAATCAACGGCGGCGGAAACCAAGCCTCTGCTTGATCTGATAAACAGCAGCAGCAATGCAGACAAGCCTTCCATCCTGGCTTTTACAAAAATAAATGGGGCGGCGGATGACTACGGCATAGGCAATATCGTCTTTACAGGCGAGAACGACGCTGCTACGCCGGAGCCGATCGACTACATTAAGATCTTGGCAACGGCTTCCGATGTCAGTGACGGCACGGAGGATGGCAGGCTTCGGATCCAAGGCATGTCCGCCGGATCCAACACGACCTTCCTTGACTGCAAAGGCAAGGGGAAGAGCGTGGCTGTCAACGGGTCTGCGAACGATTCAAGGGGTTCCTTCCAGATCCTTAGGAGCTGGGGCATCCAGATGTACGGTCATGACAATTCGGGCGGAGGCGCAGATACCCTTGATCTTACAGGTGACTACAGCGGGCATGGATTCATCTATGTGATTGATACGTCTGGTGATTCTGTCACCGTTAATCTGCCTGCGGCGAGCAGTGCGGCAGGGCGAATGTACATGTTCATCAAAAACCACGCGTCAAACAATCTCAATGTAGACGGCAACAGCACCGAGGTCATCTACGGAGTAGGCATCGCTGATCAGACCAGAGTTTCAGCGACTGACAAGGCCAACCTCTGGATCATCTGCGATGGTGGTGGATGGCACATCATCACGACGGCGGGGACTTGGTCTTGATATACATCGACATACAGCACATAGGAAAGCCGCACAATCCAGATGACATGGGAGCCAGCAAGGGTGATGATGTCTTCGACACGGAGGCTTATTGGACGAGCGTCTACGCATTCCATATGGAGATGCACCTGCGGAATATGGGATACCCCGTCATGCGTCTGTGTGACGGCAGGTACTCCGACCGTCATGAGAGGGTCAATCGGTACGAGGCTGCCTACCCGTCATCCACGCCGTCGGTTTACCTGAGCTGTCATATCAATGCCGGCGCAGGATCCTATGGAGCCATGTTTTACGACCACCGCAGTTCTTTGGGGCCCGACCTTGCCAGATGTATAGCTGGTGAGTTTGATCTGCCTGGCATATCCGCAGTCAAGACCATCCAGGCTATGCCAGGTGACTGGACGCGCAACGCCTACAACACAATCAAGGATGTGCGCCGCCCCGTGTCGATTTGTCTTGAGCCTTTCTTCATTGATAACCCTGCTCATCAGCGGTATATGGATGTGGACAAGATTTATTTGGTTGGCGAGGCTATCGCGAATGGTATACATTCATGGTACATTAAGCAAGGAGAGTAGCCATGAAGAACCGACAAGCTCTGAAGATAACCATTAACCTGATCCGACACATCATGCCGCTGATCCTGAGACTGCTGCGGGCAGTCGAGGAAGCCAAGCAGGCTGACAGTGACGGTGGCAAGTCAGTCACGAACGACGAGAAGTGGGCTATTGCCCAGGAAGCCAGCCTGAACATCCTCCCCGCCCTGGTGGAGGGAATATCGGATGCTCTGGAGTAGCATAATTATGGACGAGACCACCCTGTTTGATCTGTTTGTCAACGGCAGCCCACTGGCTGGCTTTGCAGGATACCTCGTCTGGCAGACCCGTTCGATGCAGAACAGGTTCGACGCGATGTCGGAGAAGTCCGAGTCCAGAGAGGATGATTTGAGGGCCAGATACGACAAGGTGATTACTGATCTGCAGTCGGAGAAGGAGGTGATCAAGGACGAATCCAAGTCGGCTATCGGTGAACTCTCCACCAAGATAGACAGCCTTGAGCGCCAGCTCCAGGACGTGGAGAAGAAGTTCGACCAGATCATGCTGTCCATCCAGCAGTTGGGCACGACCGTGCAGGAACTGAGGTTCAAGGACATCGTCAGGGACAACAATAAAAACACATAGGAGGCAGCATGGCTGTAACCAGCAACACCCTACAACCAAACTTCGATGACATGGTAAAGCAGTCGAGCTGCACCAAGTCACCTGACAACAATCTGCTGGACGGCTCAGGGACGGTGTACAGCCTGCGCCTGGTCAACCAGGCTAACATGACCTACTTCAAGCTCTACGACGCAGCCAGCCCCACCTACGGGACGACCAGCCCCGACTTCCAGGTGGCGGTGGCAGAGGACACGACGATGACGGTGGTGTGCAGGCAGGGGATTACATTCTCGACAGCCTGTTCCGCTGCCGCTGCCAGGCAAGGTGGCACTGGGGCTTCTGGCGATGACAACCCTGGCGGACTTGCCTACACATTGTTCGGAGGTGAGTGATGGCTACCTATAAGACATCCATCTCTGGATCCATATCCGATGCCAAGTGGACTGATGACGCAGCCACGGCTACGGAGGTCGAGGCATCATCGTCCTCGATCAACGTAGACCAGGTACGCATCGACAACACAGCCAACTCGACCAAACTGTACCTCAAGTTGTACAACCTGGCAGCGTCCAGCTTGACGGTCGGCAGCAACTCTCCAGAGTCAATCCTGGCTGTTGAGGCTGGAAGCAGCGTGGAGTACGGGTTCGATCCAGGCATGGTGTTCGGCACGGCGTTGTGCTACGCGGTGGTGACCACTGGCGGCACGGCGGGAACCGCAGGCCCAGGCACGGCGATCACAGTAGAGATCCTGACGCACTGACAGCTAAAAAAAGAAAAGCCCTGGCGGAGGATACAGCCAGGGCTTTAATTTACAACAAACCACAGGGATCGTGAGCGACGAACCTAGGTAAGAAAATCCTATCATGGTAGAGGGGGTGGTGTCAAAGAATTGCTGAAGGCAAAAAAAAAGGGCTGAAGCGTTAGCCCCAGCCCTGTTGTTTCCTTTTCCATTTGGTCATGTGTTTCAGACGCTCCTCGGTAACGCCCACCTTGACCCAGGATGTGAACCCTGGATCCTGGTAGACGAACCATACGGAGTGCCCCTTGCTCCATCTCTTGATGTCGCGCCTGAGAATAAATATAGTCACGAACATTTTATTCTTGTTGATCAGTCAATGGTATTCTTTCACACATCATCTTGGGTCTGAGTGGCCATTGATATGGCAGTCCATAATTTTTACGAAGCAATACTTCCCTCTGTTTGTTGAAGGATCGCAGTTCATTGTAGATTTGACAAATAAATGGCTGGCTTTTGGGATCCTCAAGTTCCGTTTCGTACCATAGTGAGATTGTGAGTTCTATTAACTGTATGCAGGTTTCCGCTGAATGAATGTCTGCATACAACAGGACTTGTTCACATTTCAGTTTGTCAATTTTCTCATTCGCTGCTTTTAATTTATAGTTTAATGATTGTATTTGAGATTTAAGTTCTTCGTTTCTTTTACTTAGCTGATTGTTTATTTCGTTGTAATCTATCATTGTTTATCCTTGTCGTTGTTATCTTGTCATTAGGTCTTCGTAGGGTATCAGCTCTCGGAGGAGAGCCACCTCGTCGTCGCCGCTGGCTACGCAGGATCCGTCCGAGGAGAACAGACCCCACCCGTCAGCGACAGGTCTGGTGTGCATGCCGCTGTCATCGTGCATCGAGCGTATGTGGTCAAGGTAGGCAGCCTTCTGTCCTGCCAGACGGAGGTAGGATGATCGATGCCGCGCCGCCCTGTCCACCAAGGCTATGTCGGAAACGGACATGCGATATGAAACCACTTCCTTGATCACCACCGCCTTCTTACGTCCGCTGCGCTTCTTTTGGTACAGCCGACCGTCCTTGCCGACGGCAATCCTGTGGTCGCAGGCTGGTCTGCTGTCACGCTGATAGGCTCCGATGTCGCGCCAGACCATTACGTCCCAGTAGTCCTCGTGCTCCCGCCACTTGGCGACGGCGAAGCCCATCTTCTCCTCGGCGGAGTCCCTCTTGCCTCGAACAGCCAGGGCGGACACCACGTTGTCTATGCCGAGGTGATCCGCTATGCAGGTGAATATCATATCAGGCAGACTCATGGCAGCCCCCTGAGCACTTCCTCGTAGACGTGGCTGTGCTCTGGATAGGTGGAGCACAGCTCCGCCAGGTACTTGCGGGTGGAGGCTGAACCTCTTCGCCGCAGGAAACTCCTGACGTTCCTGCGCACCTTGGACAGGTACTTGTCCTGTCCCCTGGGCATGATGTCAACCTGCGCCTGGATGTCCAGCACGTCGTGCTTGATCTTGGTCTCTGCAAACTTGTGCTTGAGGTGCTTGATGATCTCCTGCCTGGGGATGAGCACCCCCCTCATTGCTGCAGACAGTATGATGTTGTTGGCAAGCTCATCCATCTCGCCGACGGTGATGTTGATGTCGAGTTCTATGTCGAGGATGGCTTCGATGAAGTGCGGCCAGTCCTCTGGTAGTTTTTCCATGTCCATTGTGTTCTCCTAGAAGGGCAGTTCTTCGCCCTGTTTGATTATTGGTTCAGTTGTTCCGACGAACTTCGTCGCGAGTTCAAGGTCTACCTTGACCCTGTAGCATATGGTGTGCGCAGCCATCTCTTCAGCCAGGTGCAGGAACCGTGATGCCAGCGTCGTAGGCAGCCTGTCCTGCTCCTTGAGAGCCTTCACTATGAGGTAGCAGCACTGACCCAGGCGGTCGTGCCACTCAGGTCTGCTGCTAGCCCACTGGTACTCGGAGATGGGCTGTTCAGCTATCGCCTTCCATTCGGGATCGCACTCAGCCTCTGACTGGAGATGTAGTTCCAGGAATCTTCTTCCACTCTTACTCATTGCTCACCTCCCCTGCCCCAGCCCATGAATCCACGGATGAACTTGTCACCCACGGTTTCAGGCTTGAGATGCTTCAGCTTTTCAAGTTCCTCTTCCAGGATCTGTATCGCCATCTTGAGGTCGCCCTCGCTCTGTGCGGACAGGTCACTGCCGTTGTTGGTCATCTTCAGTATGCTCTGGAGATACTCCAGAGCCGTTCGTATGTTTCCCATGTCATTCTCCTTGGGTTTGTTGTTTGTTGTTGTTCTTTGAGCAGGCGGGGCAAAGCCAGTTGCCCTCCTTGTCGTATGTCCAGCCCTTCGCCTTAGCGTTCTTGACCGCCTCCAGCTTTGTCGGACAGTCCATAGATTGCTCCTCCTCGTGGCATCCCTCGTCGCAACCTGTGCAATAGATCGTCACCGATGCTATCACGCACCGCCAAACATTCTCCAGAGCCTTGTGCCATGCGTTCATTGGTCACCTCCTTCTGACTTTTCATGCCGCTGAAGAATGTCCTTGGCTTTCGGCAGGACATCGACGAGTTCAATGACTGCCGATGCGCCAATCCAGCCTGGGGCATGAAGGCTGTCGATAGCCCGACACAGCCGCTTAATGATTTTGTATTCCTCTTTAGTCATTGGTCACCTCCTTCTGACTTCAGGAACCCTTCGGGCGGTTGCCATTCAGGATCGCTGCACTTAGGGCACAGCCATTCGACCTCATCTTCATCATCCTCTGATACGCAGAATGTCCACTTGTCCGCGACAAGACCCTGCATGACTTCATCAATGTCGAAGTAGGTTACCATCTCATCGAAAGCTGTCTCCGAATGGCGACATTCGTTGTGATTGCTGCAATCAATATCCAGCACCAGCCACGCAACCTCCTTCCTGCCCACGATGATTTCCCTGGCTTTCGCCACCAGTTGTTTGGTATCCATCACTCACCTCCTTTGATTATCTCACTGTCTCTCAGGCGGAACTCTCCACCGTTGAAGCGGATCACTATCCGACCGTCATCCTCCACACGGATCACCTTGCGGGTGACGATCCTCCAGCTATGTATTGTCAGGGGCCTGCACCGTATGGTGTCCCCTGCCTTTATTGTCTGCGTAGTCATGTTAGCCTCCTTGGCTTGTTGGTTTGTTGTTGTTCTTCATCCCACACCGTCCAGCAAGTCATTGATGCTCACTTCCAGGACTGTTGCAATCTTCATGAGCCTTGGGATTGAGGGTGGTCTCTTGCCTTGGAAGTAGTGGGCTATCGTCATCTTGCCGACCCCTGTCTCTATCGCTAACCATTCCTGGGTGTAGGGGTTCGGCATAAGCTGCTTGCAACAGGGGCAGCGATCTGTATTATTGCTCACCTTTCCCATTTTGTTGGTGGTAAATCCTCGTTTCTTTTTGTAGTCAGCCAAAGCCTTTTTAAGGTTGATGGCAATCTGCTTCGCTAGTTTATCCTTCATTAGTTATCCTCTTGGTTTGTTGTTGTTGTTTATATGCGGCGCTTGCGTATCCAGTAGTCCGGTCGTTCGTACTCGCCGTGAGCCAGGACATACACTCCATCCTCGCAGAACTTCTGCGGGGAAAGTTGCCGAGTGATGCCGAACTTTGCCAGGTAGTCCTTTGCATCCTGCACTGTTTCAAACAGCATGGGGCTGTCATATTCTGGCTGGCTTGACCATCCAGGTTGACCATCCCACATCCACTTTTGTTTGGCTGTAATGGGGCCGCCCGGGCCGTCAACCATGGGCCCGTCATCACGGGCATGGATATGATTCGTGTGGTGGTAGTAGTATCTTATCAATATGTAGTACATTTGATCCTCTTGGTTTGTTGTAAAGTACACTCTGAAATAGAGTTAAAAAGCGGGGGGTGGGGAACCCCCCAGGCTGGTGGGAACCAGCCACTGACAGGGAAGTCAGTTGTCTAGGCGAGTATGATCTCTCGCACCGCCCAGAACATTATGAGGAACAGTAATATCTTCATTGCTCACCTCCGTTTGTTGTGTTGTGTCCACACCACTTCGGAGCTGTTCTTTCTCAGCCCCTTGGTTGATGCGAAAGGTTTGAAGGGAAGCCAGTCGGCATCCCCGTTCTCGCAGACGATCACCTGACCCCGCCTCTCCTTGCAGAACCCTGCAAGATGCTCGAAGTCTATGTCCCGTTCGGTGTAGTGGCTGCCGCCCACCTGGTAGGGTGGATCAATGAACCAGGTAGCTACCTGGTCACTCAGATCACTGTAGCATCCCTCCTTGATCTGCCAGTGCCGTATGTAATGCAGTTGGGAGGCGATGCGCTCCCTGATTGTCGCCGACCAGTGACCACGGTTGGGGCCGTTGGTCATTGACCGTCTAGGCTGTGTCCCTCCCTTGGTCACCCAGAACCCTATCAGGGTACGGGCTTCCTCTGGAAGTGAGGTAGGCACTGCCTCCCCAGGCTTGAGGAGGGGCAGCTTCCTGATCTCCTTCTCGGACACCCTTATCAGGTAGTCCCAGACGGAACAGACGTGCTCACTCTTGTCCACCAGCCACACGTCCTTCCAATGCCACTGCAGCGCATAGCATGCACTGCCTGCGAAAGGCTCTATGATGGTGTTGTAGAGGGGTTCGTCGTACCGAGGAGAGAGCCGCCACTTGCTACCGTAGTAGCTGAAGAATGGTCGTAGTCTCATCAGGTTATCCTCCTGACCAGGTACTCAGCCTGGTGTTTGTCGAAGTCCCCTGGTTCGGCTATGCCATCCAGATCAAGATCGTGGACAATGAGATGAGACAGGTAGTCAATGGTTGTCACCTCCTCATTGTACTCCTCAGCAGTATCCAGGTATTGCTGGAACAGTCGGGGTATGTTGACCAGCGAAAGCATCTTGTCAATGCCTCCGCACTCGTCAACGTATTCCTGTGTCGCGCCGTTCCAGTCTCCTGCGACGGTCTCGGCTATCGCCTTGGCGCAGTCCTCTCTTGTGACCTCTATGGTTGTTGTTGTTGTTATCATTGTCATCCTCCTTGGTTGGTTGTTAGTTGTCTATGGTAGTCGGCTATCGCCTCGTACTCCTCTGCTCTGTCCGCATACTCCTCGGCGATCCTAACGTAGGCTCTTCCAATGTCAGTTATGCAGACAATCTGCCCACTGCCGTCGGCAAAGTGGGGATCCCACTGGCTCTCGACAATGTCGATCAGCCCAGCCCACGCCAGTTTCTCAGCGTAGTCCCTGCCGATCAGTTTGTACTCATCGTCAAGGCTTTCTCGGTCACACTCTCCGATGTACACATCTATAGACCAAGGATCGAATTGAAGCAGGCTTAGAAATTTCAGGGTGTGGAAGTGCGGGTACAGCTTGGTCAGTATGTCATGTCTTCCTAAT